AGATGAGCAAATTTTTGAAATGAATTACCAGGCAGTTTTAAAAGCAATTGGACATGCTCCGAAAATAGGGTCTAGGTTGTATACTCCTCACTTACAAGAAAACTGGGTTATCATCCAAAGAAATCTTGCAGAATTTAAACAATGGGGCGTTCTTCACATTCAATTAGTATCACAGAAGTTTCAAGAAAGTGTTACTACAAATGAAGGAAAAATTCCTCAACCAAAACAAGATTTTAAAATTATTTAATTTTATTTTTAATTAGAATAAAAGGAAATTTTGGCTTTTTAAATAAAGTAGGCTCAAATATTACTACTTGCACTTTTCTTTTAGTTTTATTTTTTTCTATTTTTATTAGTTTCATGCTTCTTATATTTAAATAATTTTATATTTTTTTTATTTCGGCTTTCTCTGTCCGAACAATTCTCGACAATACTATTTATACCTTTTATTCCTTCTTTGTTAAACATTTTGCTTAAAACTTTATATTTATTATCAAATGTATTATCTTTATCATCTTTCCATTTTTTACAAAAATATTTTTTGTATTTTGAAATATTAGATTCTAAAGATGATCTTTTTTCTTTTTCTAATTCTGTCATTTCTGTTATTTCATAATTAACTTTTTTAGGTAAAATTAAAATTTGAGCATATGGTTCACCTTTTTTAAACCTATAGAAACCTCCTGCTGGGGGTTGTTTGAATACAATGAAAAATATTTTTGACCACCACTCACCTTGAATGTGCCCAGCAACAGGCAAAGGCGTTGTCCAAGTTTCATCGGTGTAATACTTAGGATGCGGCTCAATTCTTATAATATGATTTGGAGGAGGTTGTAAATCAAAGCTTGAAGTAAATCCAAAATGCCCTTTAGAAAAAGACATAAAAGGAGGCATAGGATGATTATATTTTTTTTCTTCTTCGCTAAAATCTCCTTCAAAAACTGTCTCTCCATTTATAGTTCTGACAATGCATTCAGTTTCAAATGGATATAACAGCTCCACTCCATATGTGCTTGCTTCTACAAAAGGAAGACAGTGCCAAGGTTGTGGAGAAGATCCGTTTCCACGGTCACTAGTTCCAGCCCAGCCTGGTATTTGCAATTTTGTTCTTGAAGGTGGAAATTCTTTTCCATTAAAAAAACTTCTCCACTTTAATTCAAAGTTACTCATATATAATATTATGAAAAATCATCCTGAAAAAAGCCTTGTAGATTGTAACGAAAAAGGATTTAATTTTCAAGAAAATAAAACAACACCAGAAGGTTGTAATACATCACCAGATAGTCTTGATTTTTTAGAAGACAGTTTTAGAAATGAAAAAACAAATCTTGGAAAAAGCAATCTTGGTGATCCTATGCAAACGGGTCATATTTTAAATGATGGAACAAACTTCAATACAATATACAGATATAGTAAGTCCTTAAGAGGAACAGATGAAGCTGTTATGGATTTATTTAAAGATATAGTTGTTTTAGATGAAGATGGAAAAGCTCACAGAGTTCCTATAATTTGGGGATCACAAGAAAAAGCAGTGGCTGCTATAGTTCAAGATAATGTAAGAAAAGACAATTCATTAGTTGTTGACAGAATTAGACTTCCTATATTAGCAATACATAGTCAAGACTATCAATTTAATCAAGGAAGATATGTTTATCACAAAGCTTTAGATTATGCAAGAGATTTAAGATTAGATGGAAAACCAGGAAGAACAATTAAAGAAAAGCACGAAAGAGATACAATACTTGGAGTTGCGAAAGGAATACCAGTAGATATAAGTTATTCTCTATATGCTTGGACCATGTATATAGAAGATATGAACCAAATATTAGAGCAAATAATTTTAAAATTTAGCCCTTTTGCATATATAAAGGTTAGAGGTGTTGTTTGGGAAATTCAAGTAAAATTAGATTCAATTGCTAATAATCTTGAGATAGAACCTGGCAATCAAGCGATTAGAGTTGTTAAGTTTCAATTTAATTTAACAGCCGAATCGTTTATACCTCAACCAATTGTAAGAAAAAAATCAATTCTAACAACGAGAGTAGAGTTGACAGAAGGATTAAAAGAAGAAGATATAAAAGAGATAATAAACAGAATAGAAGAAACGGTTAAGGAGAATAAGTGTTAGAAATAACAAATAGAAAAAAATTTCCAATGCAACTAGTTGTTAAGGCAAGGAAGGCTCCCGGTTCGTTTACAGTTTTAAACATACCCGGAATTGGTTCAGGAAAAAATATTTTCTTGCTCGAAGAAGAGAGGTCAACAGACTATATACTTAGAGCAGAGAAACAAGGGTTCATCACTACAAAAATTTTAGATATAAAGGGAGCATAAAAATGGCAATTTTACGGGGATTTCCACCTTCCAACACAATCAGTCCTAGTGTAAGAATAGCTGAAAAAGATTTAAGTTATATTGCATCTACACCTTCAACTCACAGGGGAGCTCTTGTAGGTTTTGCTAGTAAAGGTCCTATAAACACTCCTACTCTGGTTACCAGTGTAAGGCAGTTACATACAATTTTTGGATATCCTCATCCAGATGTTAGTGATCCATTTTTAATTTATGCTGCTGAACAGTATCTTAATGTTTCTAACCAACTTTATGTAGTTAGAGTTGCAGAAGATAATGCTGTTAGTGATGAGATAGCAGAAACTGCTTATGTTGATATTCCAAGTGCAGGAAGTGTTGTCGAAATAGTATCAAAAGTTGAAGAAAATTATGTTTTTGCTAACGATGGTTTCTTTAAATGGAGATTAAACGGTACGCTTGCCTCTAAAACACTTGTAGTTCCTGCTGATACTTATACCGCAAATGAACTTGCAACAGTCTTAAATGATCAGCTAGATACTGTTGTCGATGGAATTATTTTCTTCGCAAGCAATGATGGTACAGACAACTATATTTCTGTAAAAACAGTTTGGGCTTATGGTCCAGATGCAAGCCTTGAATTAGTTTCTGTAAAAGATTCTATCTATGGCGGAGCGTCTTCAATTACAGGTTTAGGCACAGGCATGACTCAAGCATCGGCTGTTGCTTCAAATGTAAAGTATGGTTCTGGGGCTAATGAAACTTTTGATTTCACAGGACTTTCAGGATTAACAATGCAGTTAATAGTAGACGGGTCAGGGGTTGCATCTATAGATGGTATTGTTCAAGTTTTAGATTTATCTGAGTTTGATAACACTTCAGCAGTAACTCTAACCAGCATAGTTACAAGTCTTAATGATCAAAAAATACCAGATGAAGGTGGAACTGGCGAGTTGCCAGGAGGTTGGACAGCAGAAAGCGTTAACATTAGTGGATTAGATTATCTATCCATAAGAACTGACAGCTATGGAAGAAATGCTAGATTAAGAGTTAAGTCAAATGGAACAGCAGCTCTTGAAGTATTTGCAATAGATACAAGTACAAAATCTGGAGTCAGTCCTGTTAAATCTAGTGCTGTTGATATTGATGGAAATCCTGCCGCTACCGATGCTGATGTAGGTGGAATAGTTGTAGGATTAGACAACACTAATATGTCTCAAATAACCTTTAGAGTTTATGCTGATAGTACTGGAATTGAAGGTAACAGAACCCAAGTCAAAGTAATAAACAATACAGAAGAAAACAACTTTTCATTACAAGTTTATAACAATGGAGTTCAAGTAGAATCTTGGGGAAGTCTAACAAAAGATCCTGCTAGTAGATTTTATGTAGAATCTTATATATCTCAGGTTTCTGACTACATACGAGTTAGCGATATGACAGATGTGGACTCTCCTCCTCTAGATTCTTTGACATATTCTCCATTAAATGGAGTTTACAGTCTTAGTGGAGGATCAGATGGAATACCCTCTGATCCTGAGAGACAAGATGAACTTTTAATTGGAAATGACATAGGATATACCGGAATTTATTCCTTAAGTGAACCAGAGCAAGTAGATATCGACTTAATTGCTGTTCCTGGTCATGGTAGCACAGATGTTGTTGAAGCTTTAATTAATCTTTGTCAAAATGTTAGAACAGATTGCATGGCTATAATAGATCCTCCTTTTGGACTTACAGTAAAAGAAATAGTTCAGTGGCAAAATGGTGTTCATCCACTAAACAGCAATAGATTTGATAGTGATTTTGCGGCACTGTATTGGCCATGGTTGAAGATTAGGGACACATTCAACAAGCTTGATGTCTGGGTTCCGCCAAGCGGATCAGTTCTTGCAACAATAGCAAATAGCGACAATATATCTGCTCCTTGGTTTGCTCCTGCCGGAACAACCAGAGGCGTTGTATCTAATGTTCTTGATGTTTATGACAGACCAACACTTGAAGAGCGAGATCAGATGTATGGAAACAGAAATTGTGTAAATCCTATTATTCAGTTTGTAGACACACAAGGTTTCTTAATATTTGGTCAAAAGACACTTCAAAGAAGACCTACTGCTTTAGATAGAGTCAACGTAAGAAGAATGATGCTTTATGTAGAGAAAAGAATTAAAGTTGCTAGTAGAAACTTGTTATTTGAACCTAACGATGAAGTATTCAGAAATAGATTTATTTCTGTTGCTGGTGGAATATTACAAGAGGTTCAAGTTGGCAGAGGAATTACAGACTTTGTAATAAAAGCTGATGCTGAATTGAACACTCCAGATGTTATTGATAGAAATGAATTTAGAGCAAGAATAGGAATACAACCTACCCGTGCAGCAGAATTTATATTTATTGAATTTAGCATCCATAGAACTGGAAGCTTTTCAGAAAACGCAGATACACTTTGATGATAAATAAATAATTTTTAAGGAGAATTTAAAATGGTACCAATGGGCTTAGGAATACATGCTAATAGCAACTCATTTTATAAAAGAAAATATAGATGGACATTTTCTCTACAAACTCCATGTGGAAATGTTCCAGAAAACTTAGTTAAGATATCAAGCAGACCTCAACTAAACATAGAAGAAACCCAGATAGACTTTATGCATGGTAGAATGTGGATACCAGGCAAGGGTAACTGGGAAACCATGACAGTAAACTATTATGATATGGTTTCTGGAGGTGAAGATATCTCTATATTGTATTCTTGGTTAAGAACAATTTATGAATTTGATAATCCAGTCCTTTTAAGACAGTCATCTATTAGAGGAACCGGTCAAAGAGGAGGCAGTGGATGGGGAGCAAATGCTGTTTTAAACTTATACGATGGCATTGGACAGATAGCAGAAACTTGGAATCTTGGTATGGTTTGGCCAACCAGTATTAACTTTGGAGATTTAGGTTACGATAGCAGTGATATTGTTGAGATTGAAATGACATTAAGATATTCAACTGCTCAATACGTACCTGGATCATGCATGAATCCAATAGGTGCATGTCCAATTGCTGGTTGTGGTGGTTGATATTTAAAAAAAAGTCTAATTAAAAAAACGCAGAATCGAAAGGTTCTGCGTTTTTTTTTATATTTATTTACTAAATAAGTATATGAATAGATCAGAAGTCGGAATGGGTTTTAATTATGGAAATAAAAATCTGCTCGGTAGCGACATTTTTTTCAAAAGAAAATATAGATGGATGTTTAATATTAAAGGTGTTTGTGGAGGCTCAGACTCGACTTCCCCTATATTACCTCCTGGAAAAAGCGGAAGACCTAGCTTGTCTTTTAAAGAAATAGATGCACAGCACGTTACAGAAACAATATATTTTCCAGGAAAACCTGAGTGGAAACCAATAAGCTTAACTTTATATGATATTAAAACAAGATTTAATCCTGTAATTCAATGGGTTAAAAAAATATATCAAGTTAGTGAAAACGAAGTTTATTGGAACCCTAGTGTAATCAATAATAGAGATGCAGCAGCTTTCAAGAGAGGATGTTCAATAGATTTATACGATGGAATAGGAAATATCGTTGAAGAATGGAAACTAGAAAATGTATGGCCAATATCTATTGATTTTGGAGATCTGGACTTTGGCAGTAGCGATATCCTAACTATAGAATTACAGTTAAGATATGATAGGGCTTATTTTATAGAACATCCATGTGAAAAATCTGAAGTAAAAACACGAGAGCTTACCTCTGATACCAAGCCTTATGAATTGCCTTAATTTGACTTAATAAAAATAATTTGTTATAATTAAAATTACACAAACAAAAGGAAGTTATTAATGAAATCTAGTTTTTTGGAATTAATAGAAAGACAAGAATTGCTTCAAAAATTAATAGATAGTGGGTTTGGAAAAGTAATAGATGCTTTATTATTAAATGAAAATAAAGTATATACTAAAAAAGGAAGATTAAATAAGTCTGGTGCGTGCAGATTATTAAATTGTAAACCTAAGGAGCTGGAGGAAACTATGCAAAAGTGTAGGGAAATACTTAAAAAAGAGATGGAAAATTAAATTTTATTTTATTTTATAGCAACTAAAAAATTATCATTTTCTTTGTCTGATTATTTATTTTTTTTACGCTTTTTTCTAAAAGGATATTGTCTTCTTACAACATTAGATCCTACTGGACGTAAAAATGGTGCTATATCTTTTGAGGTTGTAGCTCCAGGGCTACCTGAAACTGAAGCAGAAGTTGTTGCCGCTGAAGCTACAGCGGGTGCAGCGGCAACAACTTCTAACCATTTCTTAAAACTTATCATTTACTTTTCTTTTTGCTATATTTCTTTTTGCAAACTAAATATTCTTTTAATGAAAGTTTGTATTTTGATGTTTCTTTGTTTTTCTTTAAATGATCTTTGCAGTCTTTAAAAGAAGCATTTGGTTTTTTTCCAAAGCATTCTTTCATGCATTTTTCAGCCATTGACTTCATATCATCTGAATCGTCGCTTGAATCATCAGAATCTGAGTCCTTTTCTTCATCGGAGTCATCATCAGAATCTTCTTTTTTAGATTTTTTAGATTCAAATAATTCTTCATAAGAAGTAAAGTTATCAGATATTCTGCTGTTTGGAGCAAACCCAACTTCACCTGGACCGGGCTCATCTGATAATCCACTAAAGTGTTTGACGGTTGGATTTCCCATTTGTCCAATTATGCTTCCCATCCACTCTTTTTCAGCAGAAACTTCAATAGAGTCTGTTGACTCATTCTTTTTCTTTTTCTTTTTCTTTTTATCAGATTTTTTTCTTAATATTTTAAAATCTTTTCCAGTTATTTTACCATCGCCATCAACGTCTAGCTTTTTCTGCCCGCCTTTTAAAAATTTAGGCTTTTCTTTCATATCCCCTTCGTCCTCATCTTCATTGTCCTCATCTTCCATGTCTTCGTCTTCGTCTTCATCGTCTTCATCTTCCATGTCTTCATCTTCGTCTTCATCGTCTTCATCGTCTTCATCTTCCATGTCTTCTTCGTCTTCATTATCCTCATCTTCCATGTCTTCGTCTTCATCTTCTTCGTCTTTTTTAGCCTTAACTTTTTCTAAATCTACATCATCTTCATCAGAAAACATTCCTTTGCATGATTTGCATGCTTTGCAACTCTTACTGCAGCCACATTCTTTTTTTGAACCTGGTTCATCTGCTTTGCTAGCTGGTGGGACTGTTTCACCGTCACCTGTAACGTCTACTTTAACTTTTTTCTTTCTTCTTGCTTCTTCAAGATCTATTCCTTCAACACCATTTGAAGAAACTCCTAAAGATTGAGGTTGAGATAAACCTAAAGAAAAAGAACTAAAAACCGACTCGTTTAATGATTTCCAATCTTTATAACTAAGCATATTAAACCTCTTTTAAAAGTTAAAGTTTGATATTATATATATCATCAATGATTAAAAAAATTTGTTTATTTTTAATAATATTTTTCTTATTTTATTTAACAAATAATATAAAAAAAGAAATAGAAACATCTAAAAATCAAATTTTAATTAATTCTAAAGACAAAAAAGAACTATCAATAAATTGTGAAATAAGCTTAGGATTATTTAAAAAAAACCTAGATGGTCGTATGTTTTTAGAAAATAATAAATTTAGAATATTTCTTTATATTGTTTCAGAAAAAAAAATAGATGTAGGATGTAATGAAAAATACTTCTGGTATTGGTCCAAAAAAGAAGAAGAAAACACTCTTTTTTATTCTGATGTGTCTGATATGAATTTAGTTATGAAGGATTGTTATAATCCAAGTTGGATGTTGAGTGTTTTTAAAAATATAGATAAAAAAGGAGAAGTTTATAGCCTACACAGAGGGAGCAAATTAATATCAACAGCTACAATTTTACCCAACAATACTATTAAATTTCAATTTATTGAAGAAAAATTAACAATAGTTTTTAAAATAAAAAATGCTTTCATCAAAGATTTTGATGAAAGCATTTTTAAAATTCCTAATCACTATAGAGTTTTAAATAAAATGACTCCAAAATAAACAAAATTATTTACCCAAAGACTTTTTAATAGCCTCTTGTCTTTGTTTATTGACTGCCGCTCGGTTAACAGATAGACCAGAAATACTTGGAGGTTTTCTGGGTGTTACATTGGCTTGTTGTGTTCTTGGAGGCACATTAGCCCTAATTACACCTGGGGTTTTTGCTACTGCTCGTGTTGGTCTACTGGCGTTTTTTCCACATCCGCATCCCATGTTTAACTCCTTTAATTAAAATAAAATTACCTATATTATATATGTGTGTAAATAAAAAAACCCTCCTGAAAATCAGGAGGGTTTTAAAACTAACTATTTAGTTTTAGATTCAACTCTTGCAAAGTGTTAAAGACTTCTTTTTGGTCATTTTTGGTGGAATAGACTTGCTTGCACGCTTAACCATAGATGTTCCATCTTCTGTGATTTTAACGTTTGTGTATCCTAGCTTCTTAGCTATATTCTTGGCTGCCGTGATCAGTGCAGATCTTGTTGTAAATAACGTGCTACCATCAGCCTTTCTCTCCAACTTAGTTGGACGAAGACCGTCTACGCCTACAGTTGCCTCAAAATAATTAATATTGCTGCTCTTCTTATTTGTGACCTGAACATTAAGATTAGTCATGACAAATCCTTTGTTTTTGAGTTTTTATTTTTAAAAAGAATTAAAAAAATACACTTATTTTTAATTACTTTTTATTTTTATTGCTCGTTTGATAAGATGTATTATAGCAATAAAATTTGTTCATTCAACAAAATTCTAGATTATTTTTACACATTTTTTAATATATAAGAATAGATATTTTGCAGACCTGCAAATAAAGAGGTAACAAAACTATGAAGAGTTTTATTGATTATTGCTCGAACAACAAAAAAGAACTACCTGTTTTTGTTATTGATGAAAAAACAAAAAGAGGCGGAATAGCAACATGGGCTTACCCTGATGCTTACGTAAGAACACAGTATCCAGATTCTTACTTCTTACCAATTGCCGCTGATGCTTTATTTAAGCTAAAAGGCGGGAAAAAGTGAATTTATAAAAAAATACAGCCTTGCTTAAAAAACAAGGCTGTATTTTTTTTATAAACTTATTAGTTATTTAACCGTTTATTTCAGCATCAATTAAATCATCGTCTTCTTCTGATGACTCTACTTCCACAACATCTCCAGATATCTCAAAATTAATTGCGTCCATGTATGGAGCAAAATAATTTTCAACCTGCTCTCTACTTTCTGCGTTAATTAATGCTGGATGGTTAAGTAGGACTTCTAGTGGCATTTCATTTCTATCTAGGCTAGCTTTAAACTTATTATCTTCTTTGTCTTCTCCCAAATATTTTTCTTTGATAATAAAGTTTCCTGCCCCTTTAGCTTCTAATCTATCATCTTCCATAAGACAGCTAAGTAGACCGCTAAGGGGGTTTATTCCTTTTTCAAAAAGAAGTTGAATTCCCTCTGACTCAACAAACGGTCTGTGAGTCTTGTTTTTAACATTCTTCAATTTAATGTTAACTCCAAGAATCTTGCTTTTCTTTGCAGTTATCTTCTTCTCTATTTTCTTTTGAGTCTGTGGTCTAATTCTACAACTGGCATAGAATGGGAGAGCATTTCCTCCTCCGGCAGTCGTTTCTGGATTGCCGAACATTATTCCTATCTTTTCTCTTGTTTGATTTAGAATTATTACAGTTGCTCCGGTCTTTTCCATAACACTATTAAGCTTTCTTAATTCACGAGAACATATTTTAGCTCTTTCACCGGGCTGCTCATTGCCACCTACAATTCTTTTGTATGTAGCTTTGTCATAATTCTCTGGGAGATCAACTTCTCTTAATTCTCTTGCACTTGGAGAAACTCCAATGCTATCGTAGACTATAACAATTGGTCTGTCTGGGTCTTTCTTTCTAATTTTTTCTATGAGAGAGTACATCTTAGAAAAAACTTCTTCAAGAGATTGAGGAGTATATCTTAAGACCCTGTTTAAGTCACAATGACTTGCTTTTTTAATAAATTCTTTATTTGCACTATTTTCACAATCAAGAAGAACGGGTATGCCTCCCATCTTTTGGCAACCATAAAGAATGTTATTGCCAAATAAGCTTTTGGCAGAACTTGATGGTCCATAAATCTCTGTTAATTTTCCGCCAGGTATTCCACCATCAATAAACTTACCGCTACAAATATAATTTAATGCTAGGCTTCCTGTGTCTACAAAATAGTTTACACTATCTATTTTATCCAATACATCTCCGCCAGTTTCTTCGGCTATTTCCTTAAAAAGATCATCAAGCGAGTCGTTTGATACTGATATTTTTTTTCTTGCCATGTTTAAATTTCCTTTTTTTTTAAAAAAACCCTGCAGCCCAACTTTTTAAATTGAGCTGCAGGGTTGTCACGGGGCATCACCACACAAAATTATAGATCATCAATTTCTTTTAAGAATTCATCATCAGCCATAACCTCTTCTTCATCAACAACAGTTGAAGAAGATACAGAGTCAAGTCCTAGATCTTTTGGAGCAGATTTTTGGGCAGGTTTAGAGGTCGTTTTAGATGGAGATGAAAACTCGCTTGAGTCATATCCATCATCCTCTTGATTCATTTCTTGAATAATTCCAAGATGAACTTTAAGAGCATGCTTAAGCTCATCTTCGCTTTTAACAACTCTGATTGCCTGCAGATCGTTTAGATTGTCAAGCCAACCATTGATTTCTTCGGGATCACCCAAAGGTGATGAATCAAGAAACTTAGAAAGATCGTAGTTAGGATATTCTCCATTTAACTTTTTGACTACTCTAAAGTCTCTGCCGTTCTTGGGATTAGTAACGTCTCCAAGTGGTTCCTCTCCAGCAGCTTTATCGCCTACAATTGCTCTCACAATCATAGAATGAATAGTTTTTCCACAACTAAAAATCTTTGGACCAACGTTTTTAATTATCTCGCCAGTCTTGGGATCTTTTTCTTGACGAACTAAGGCGTTGTAATAGTATCTTTCAATACCCTTTAACTCTCTGTACTGAGCCTGTAGTTCTTGTCTTTCTTTTTCTGGAGCTTTTTCACTCTTTGCCCAAAGATCTCTTAAATATTTATCTATTATTGTATTTTCTCCTACCCACTTTGGGCGACCCTTCTCATCTTTAACCAATTCTTTTGGACTAAAGAACACACGCTTGTTGCCATTGCCATCTTTCAGCATGTGATACTTAACAGCACAAAATAATGGTTGCCCCTTACGGCGAGGAAGAAGTCTAATTGTTAGAAAAGAATTTCCTTCGCCAGTACCTTGTCCGCTAGGCATACGGACATAGTTTGTAGAATTTTCCTGTCCTGTGTTCTTTGAATTAACTCTTGCACTCTCAAGCTCAAGTTCACTAATATCCAAGGCTTCGTAATTTGCCATTTTTAAATCTCCTAGTTTAGCTGGTAACACCCTAATACTTACATTATACAAAACTATTTTTCTGAATCAATATCGTTTTCTGATTTTTTTTCCAAATTTTCTTCTTTTTTGTTTAATTTTTCTTGAGCCTCAAGTCTTTTTTGCTCCTCGGCTAAATATTCCTGTTCGAGAGCTTCGACAATCTTCATGTTATGCTCTAGTTTTTTCTTTATGTTTTCATTTTTAATTCTCTCTTTCTCTGGGTCTATATTTTTAACAAAAGGCTGTTCTTTACCATTTTTTAATTCATATTCAGTTTCAAATCTTAATTGATCTTGTCTTTCTTTTTTAAGAGTTTCTCTCAACTGTTTTCTTCTTGCTAAAACTCTAATTTTTGCAATATTTTTTCTTTTTTGTTTTTTTCTATCTTTTTGTTTTTTGGTTGTCATTTTTATCACCTTATTGAAGGAATGTTCGTGTTTATGGCACCGTTCCAATTTAAGCCATCATCGCTTAGTCCAAAATCGTTTGTGTCAGCTTCCAATTGAGCATTTGGAACAAAACACTCATCTGAAACGTCTTTTTCTTTTCCATTATCATCTACTATACGATAAACTTCCATTGTATCAATGGTTGGATGTTTTTGAATTTTAAATATATCATAAGACTTATTTGGTGTTAATTTAACTCCAGATTTCAATAATTTTATATGTTGTTGAGGCTCTGGGACATATGCCATTTTCCTAATAGGTATGCGGGGAGCATTATTGGTAAAAGTTTCTATTTCAACAACATTATTAATAGTAGGAGCATCCTCACTTTCTGCCTTTACTTCAAAAGAATCATCTAATCCAAATTTTTTATTTTTTATTACTATTCCGCTTTTTGATTCTTTAAAATTTATTTTTTTCTTTGTTATTTCAAATATTTCAACATTTTCTACGAAAACATCTCTTCTTGCTAATTGTCGTAAAATAACACTTGCTAAATTTTCAATTGGAGTATCTTCATAAGGATCTCCAACCCTTTTCTTAAAAGTTCCTGATTCGTTGTATTCTCCGGTTTCCTTGTCTTTTTCCTTGTAGTAAAAAGTTATTTCATATCCCATTATTTTTTTATAACTCCTGTTCCGTTTCTTGTTTCAAACACTTTATATTCTTTTTTATATCCATTTGCAATATTAAAAAATATTTCTTTACTTTTATTGTTTTTTATGTGATCAAAAACCATATATCCATTTTTGTTTAAATTTAAATATATAAAATCACAAAGAGCAAAAAGTTTATCGTAATTGTCTTTTATGCTTATAATAGCAATATCAAATTTTTTATTTTCTACATTTTCTAAAAAAGACTTATCAAGAAAATCTCCATAATATGTTTCTATCTTCTTTTTATAATTTTTTTTAATATTTGAAAAATATAAACTTTTATCCCAATTTATTTCTGTTTTGGATTGAAACCCAAAACAATATTCTACAGTTTTACAAGATTTTAAAAAACAACTACTTATAAAACCTAAATCAACACCAATTTCTATTAGTGAAGTGGGTGTTAAATATTTTCCAAGATGGTAATAAAAAGGTATATATAAACTATCGTTATAAGCGTGGCTTTTTTTGCTCGCCTCATCAATAAATTTAAAATTACTTGTTAATACTTTAGTTGTAATTAAAGATTTTTTTAGATCATTTTCTAGTAAGTCTAACATCTTTCTTCTAACTTTATATTTGAGATATTCGCAATATACAAACTTCTTTCCCAATCTTTTTCATCAACACATACACTAGATCTATTTCCGTAAACAACTCTTTTTATTCCACTGTGTGAGATCCTCAACATACAACCACTGCAAGGCTTTCCAGTAACATAAATAATACAACCTTCTAAATTTCTTTTTTCTGCTGACCACAAGCTATTTTCCTCTGCGTGTATGAGTAAGTGGTATTTTGCAGGGCGGGACCAATCAATATAATTATCATCTATATATCTAGAGGATCCGTTGTATCCGGTACTTACAATTCTGTTTTGATTATCCACTATTACAGATCCATGTTGTGTAGATGGATCTTTACTTCTAGTACTTACTACTTTACATAAATCTAAAAAATATTCGTCCCAGCTTGGAACATCTCTGGGTTTCATGCGGTCTTTTTTCTGTATTTCGTCCATATTTCTAAATCAAATTCACTTATGGTCTTACCGACACTTTTTGCCAATTCAATAAATATTTTTTCAATTTCTAAATATTGTTTTTTATTGGGAGTAGACTTAGGAACTTTATAACCTAGTTCTGATAGATATCTTAAAACATGTCTATCTAGACCGGCAAGCTGTTGATTTTTTCTCGTGTGTATCAAGAAGCACCTAACACTTTTTGGTCCAAGCCCCCAAACACTTTCTAAATCTTCGATAGTACATTTTGATAAATCAAAATTTTTACTTATTAAATTTTTTACACACTTACTTTTATTGTTAAAGCAACCTACTCCAAATTTCTTTAACTCTTGAGGCAAATCTTCTATATTTTTAAAAATATCAAACGGACTTTCTAAATTTGTTTTTCTACTATACTCTTGAAGAATGTTGTTTAAGCACCTTGATGCTGTGTGTCCATTCTTTCCAGCTGCAAATATCCAGAATAAAATATGGAGCTCTAATCCATTTTTATCTAGACTGAAATCTGTACAATTGTCTGGGTCTATCTTATAGATCATGGTCATGCCTCAGATACAAAACGATCAATATCAGACATTTTATAAACATCTTTGTTAAGCTTATCTATTTCTTTTCTTAGGGTATAACCACGATTTTGAGCATTATCATGATTTCTATCCCACGCCTTTAGATGAGCTTTTATTTGTCCTACAACTTCTATCAGTTCAACAACTTTTTTCTTTGCAGAAATAACATCTGGATTAGCATTAGCTTTTGCTTTTGCATATTGCTCTGTTCCGCCCTCGTCTTTAGCCTCTATATATTTTTGACTAAAAATAGCTTCTGCATCTATTTCCGCATCTAATCTTTCTTTCTGAGCGTGTTCTAATTGTTTTCCAAAATAATCTACCCATCCGTACTCATTTTCCATATACTCATTAAGAGTATTATCTGAAAATTCCATATTTTTTGCATCAAGAGTTACCTCTTTACCATTAACATTAACTTTAACAACATCAATTGGTGCGTTCATAGTTTTTCCTTTTTATTCAAATGTGTCAATGTTAGATTCATCTGTTGGGTCAAAAAGAATTTTACTTTTTCCTTTTTTACCTTTACCTTTACCTTTACTATTTGAATCTTTTGTAATAGAATCTTTGTTGTCCATTATTGTATCAGATTTCTTTTGATTTACAAGGTTCATTTTTTGTTTATATGACTCGTGGCTTATTTCATTTATATCCAGAGTTCCCATTTCATAATCAAAATTAACATATAATGGAAAACGGCTTTTTCCATTTCTATGTTTTATAACAAACAATCTAGCTACACCTGCATCTTTTTCAATTGGTTGTTGATTGATGCTCCAGAAACAATCTAAAGGTTTAAACTGATCAAAGCTTGTTCCTATGTTACTTTCATCAATATATTGCCCTTGGTCAAGCTTGCTCGCACTTGAGTTTGGCTGAACACATGTTATTGTGCAGTGTTTTTGTTCTATACCAAATGCTCTTAAATCTCTTAATATTCTATATGCACTTTCATATTTTTGTAAGCTAGGGTCATCTTTCATTTCGCCAACATAATCAACAACAAGTAAATCTGGTTTGAATCCTCTCATTACTAATTGAGCATAGTATGCTTTGATTCCATTGACGTCCATTGTTCCGCCTGGAAATTGTTTTACTATAAGCATATTAGAATCTAATTTATCTTCTTTAAAAGCTTCTACATGACTTATAATTCTTTGCTTGTTGCTCATTAAATCATTAATATCACATTTAACCCATTGGCTTGTAAATCTCTGGCTTATTCCTAGCTCGTCCATCTCCATTGTTATGTAGAGAACCTTTTTTCCCCTTTTTACATTTTCAACAGAAGCTCGACACATAGCAAGAGATTTACCTGTACCTGGGAGTGCTATCCAAGCTCCGATATTTCCTATTTGTAAGCCACCTCCAGTTAAAGCATCATCTATGCCAGCAAAGCCTGTTGTGAAGGTATCCACACCTTCATATGTTTTTTTCATCCTTTCAAACATTTCTTCGATATTTTTAAAATATTCAAATCCAGGCTCATAATTTCTATCTATGAGCATTGTCTGTCTCATTTGATCATAAATATAATTCCAAGTAGCCTCATCTTCAGGGGCTTTAGTCATTTTATCCAAACATTTATGAAATGCGATTTTAACAGATTGAACCTTTGCAAAATAAGTTATTTTATCTATTAGTGCTTCTCTCGTGTCTACTCCTGGGATATAGAAGTCGTACACTTTTTCAATTTCAGCAAGTGACGCTATTTGAATTTCTGCTGCTCTGTCTTTATATTCTTTGGAAATTTCTTCCTTTAAGAACCATTTTTCAGGTAAAGTTTTATACTTATCAAAATATGAATAAAGAAAGTTAACTATTTGAACATGTATTTCTTTAGAAAAGTAATTTGGTTTTACTTTATCAAGAGATTGAACTAAAAAATATCTATCCGTCAAAAGCATTCCAACTAATCTGGTTTGGAAGCTGTCGTCCCAACTAAACTTTGATATTTGATTATTATCTTCTTCAGAAATAATCTGAGCCAAGCGATTTTGTTCATCTTTTGTGAGTTCTGTCATTTTGCTTTATTTTAAGTGTTTAGGCTATTCTATAGCAAAAAGGAATTTTTATCAACCAGTAACCAAATAATCATACTCACTCAAGCTACATAGACCGGATCTTATGTTTTTTTCTTTAGTTATTTTTTTACCCATAGATTTTTGACCATTCCAAACAATAGCTTTACAGTATGTGGAAAATTTACAGTCAATTTTTAAAACATCTTCTTTATTAGGTCTGTTTTCTTCTGGGATGCAGTCTTTTACTATTTTTTCTAATATAAATTCTTGATAATCACCGAATTTCTGTCTATTCGCTCCATGCTTGGTTCTATTTTCCCACAAAGTATCTAAGCTTTCCACGACCTTACTAGCGAATAAACTTTTAACATAAATTTTACTTAATTTAATACATTTTTCTATATAGACTTGTCTTTTATAATATGATCCAGCTCTTATAATTGACATTTGTAATTCTTGATTAATATCTTCAATATCTTCTGCTACGTTGTTCCTAGAATTTTTTTTCTTTAATTGATGTGCTGCGTAGTAACATAATTTTCCAAACTTCTTATTTAATTCATAATACTCTATGTTTGTTATTGGGAAGTTATTGCAAATATCTTTCATTTTTTCTCCTTTTAAAATTCTTTCATTTCATTCAAATTTTCTCCGTATTTACAACTAACACTTAAATGAATATTATTCAAAAACTTGCTATCTTGTAAAAGGATATTTTTAATCATTTCTATGTTTGATTCAAGTTCTTTTTTACTTGAATATAAACAATAAGCATCGTGAACATAAAAACACATAGACTTTTTATAAACATAATATAAATCTATGAGTTTATCTAAGCAGAATATGCTTGCAGTAGACTGTACTATAAAATTAATACTTTTGTAGGATTGATCAATTTTTCTTATTTTTCCAAAAGTATTTATATAATACCCATCTTGATTATTTTTAGAAAAATTATCCAACCATGTAAAAGTTTTTGGGAATGTTTCTTTTATTCTTTTTGTAATAACTTCAACCTTAGAAGATTCTATTTTACATGATTCGCTGATTTTTTTAATTCCAGCTCCATATATGAAAGGTAAAAAAATCATTTTCATTTTTTTTCTTTTTTCTTGATCGAAATTATTAGGGTTTATTATCTTTTTATACAAAGATTCATAAAAATCATCCCCTTCATTTAAAACATCTTTCAAAGCCTTGTCTTTAGTTAAATATTCTAAAACACTGACTTCCATATTTTTGTAATCGAAAAGTAAAAATAAATCATCTTGATTTAACGGTCTATATTTTTGTTTATCTTCTTTTTTTAAATTTAATGGCATAAATCCATTTTTAAAACAATTAAAAGAACTTAACCTACCGTTCTCTTGCCCTTCTATCTCGTAGTAACAGTATTTTATATTTCTTTCTTCTATGTCTACTATTCCTTTGTTTTCTATCGATGGAATAACTTTTAAAAATAAAGGACAGTAAATTTCTTTATACAAATTGCTTATTCTACTCCACTTAGATGGGTATATCACAGAAAACCTCTCTATAGCCTCTTTAAAAGAGATGGGAGCCTTTTCAGAATAAATACCACATAATCTTTCCAGTATTTTTAAATCCAATATCTGACACTCAGTGTCTAAATCTTTACCTGTTTTGTTTTTATAGTAACTAAAGTAATTTTTTATATTCCAAGTTATTATTTTTTTATTATTTAAAAATAACGCAACTTTCAAAATGCTGTTAAGTGTATCGAAATTACTGTTGTCCACTAGTTTTGTAAGCTTTTTACTTCTTGAATATATTTCTATATTAAATTGAAAATTTTTATCTGTAAAGTCTATGTATTCTGGGTCTGTTTTTATATAAATAGTGTTATCTGAGGATATCTCGGATAAATACTTTAATAGTTCTTCTTCTAACATTGTTTTAAACTATACAAGATTTTCGGTCTGAAACAAATTGTTCTGTTAAAATTAAACTGTACACAGTGTTTCCATTCTAGAAAACATCCTTGTAAGCATATCTTCATAATTAATTGTTCTTAAAAATCTCAAAATAGGTGTTAAATACCTATTATCTTCTTTTGTTTTATCTATTATTGTAATATTAGTGTCCATCAAGGATGCTCTCTCTGTCTTTTGGGCATCATGGGCGTCTGACACTAGGTTATTTACTTTTCTAAGCAATTTATTTGATAAACTCCATTTACATGCTACTCCTTTTTGATTGTTTAATTTGTTACCAAATTCATACTTGTTATCAGTCCAATCAATTAAGTTTTTCATAGATAATAAATCTCTAATTACCTTCCATCTATGATGATTCCAGTTTCTTTTAACATTATTAAATTTAAATAAACTTATCCATAATTGTTTAACTCTTTCTGTAGGTATAGATCCATCTTTATTAGGATTTTTATTTATAAAAAGAAGTATTAATAGTGCTATAGCAAAATCATCTTCTGTAACTACATGATTCCTTGCTTTTAATTTATGATTATCGGTAAGATCTTTGAATATCTCTTTATATTTATCTAATTTTTTAATATCTTCTTCCGAAAATAGTTTGTTTGATATGCTTCCTTCTTTTTTATTTTTAATCTTTATTTCAACACTGTATTCTTTTTCTATATCTTTTATAGATAAAAATTGATTATCCATAGAAGATAATACATTAAGATTTCTTGGAATTTTTGCAAGAGTTCCATATTTTATATTTGTTATTTTATTTTCTTTATATAATATTTCGGGACACAATCCTTTTATTTCTACTATTTCAATATCTGCTTTCGTCTCTTCCGCTTCTTTTTTAAGCCAATTTTCAAAATTTTTAAGTGTTTTATTGACTGTTCTTGCACTGATGTTTGGTTTTTTTAGTATAAAATATGCATGAATACCTTTTCCATTTGTTGATGATTCATAATATAATTTTGGAAACTTTGTTTTTAAGTGATTTATGAAATCTAAAGCACCTTGAGTACTTCCTAAATTATTCTTTTTTTGAACATCTACATCTATCATCACTAATGTTTCTTCGCTATTAGTTTTTCCATTCCCATAATAATATACTGTGTTTTTATTCTCCACATGCTCTAGAATTTTTTTATTTGGAAGTCTTCTAATTAGAAGTTTATTATTTTTTATTAATAATTTTTTTGAAATGTTTGGTCTTATGCCTACGTCTGTTTTTTCTCCATAGGCTATTCGGCTTATTCTTTCTTTAAGCCAAATTATTTCTACTGATTCTTTTTTAGGCATGTTGCTACTAATATAGTGAATTTTTCAACTTTCAGCAATATTGTAAAAAGTTTTTTTCTTTGCTATGATAGTTTATGTCTGAAAACTATATTTTTAATATAATTAAAAAATATAATATAGAAGATAAACAAGAAATAAGAGCGTTGACTCTTTATTATTATTGGATTATAAATATAAGAAAAATATTTCCTGATATGCGTCATGGTAAATTTAATGAAAATAAAGATCCAAGAAGTCTTACAATTTTCCGGTATTGTTACAAATTACAAAGAGAAAATCCGCTAGAAGAAAAAAACTATGAAAACTACATAAGAGCACAGCTTATAATATTAAAATATTTATCTCAAAAATACAATAGAGAATTAGTAGTTGATGCAAATTGTATATGTGGGGATAAAGCTTGGAAAAGATGGCAGGCATACAAGATTAGGTTAATAAAAACTAAAAATGATAGTGTCAATACTTATGTTTCTTTTCCAAATTTATATAAACTAGAAAAAGAATTAAATAATACTAAAGACTTTTTAAAAGATAATATTGAAAATATAGATGAAGAAAGTTTAAAAGCAAATATAGAAAGTATTATCGTTTGGTTTAATCTTAGAAAAATAAATCCATATTTTATAATATTAAATAAAAATATTAACAACAATTATGACTATGAATACATTAGAAAAAATTTTAAAATAGATCCTATCTTGTATTTAGAAAGAACCAATGATAGAATTAAAGAGTTGTATTTTAAAATATTTAAAGAATCACCATTTACAGGAGAAAAAAATGATTGAAATAGTTTCAAGCTGCGACTATCAGCTAAACATAGAGTTGAGTTTTGAAATAATAAAAACAATATCAATAGAAAATTATTCATTTTCCATTGATATGGCTCCTAGTAGAGAAGTTGTTTTTAAAAGTCTTATTATTTAGCCAATTTAAAAATATAATTTTTGACTTATATCCACTACCTCTTTTTTTTACAATGCCATCACTATTAACAATTACATAATAAGGTAAACTTTTAACTATATAAGAATCCGCTAATTCTTTTTCTTTATCTATATCTAAAAAACATACAATATATTTTTCTAATTCTTTTGTATCAAAAACACTTTCTTTAAATTTTCTACAAGTTCCACACCATTCTGTTTCAAATATTATAAGTATATCTTTTTTAAGTTCTTTTGATGCAACTTTGGCTTCTTCTAAGCTCAAATATGTTTCACTTATGTTTATATTTTGATTTTCTTTTTTATTCTCTATTTTATAATAATTTTGTTTATTTTGAATAGCGATGAGTAAAATAACAACAACTATCGGAAAAAATTTATTTAAATAATTTTTCATATTAATATGTCATCAGTGTTTTGATTATGCATTTTATGATTTTATTTTTATCTTCTTTTGGAGAAAAATATTCATACCATTCACTAGGCTGTGCTATAAACAATCTTTGTTTCATCGGGCTATCTATGTTATAGCCCCAGCACTTCAGTAAACCTTTATTTTCATCAAATGCTAAATCTATATTAAACTGCTCTGCCCTAATACTACCGGGTGCTCCGGCACCAGATCCTTTAAATTCAAAAAATACTTTATAATAATTTTCTTTTATTTTTTTAAGACCTTTTGGAAACATAATATATGAAGGATATTCATTTAAACATGCTTTATATAAGTTTACTGCTAAATTTTCAATATCTTTATATTCTTTCAATGGATAGTCAAAATTTTGTTGTCTTATTTTTTTAATTCGTTCATAAAGAACTTCTGCTATATCATATTCTTTTCCGTTATGTTTTTCATCTATATCAAAAACATCTTTACAAATTGGTGTAACATCTCCATTTAAATCTTTGATATACTTTCTTGTTGTTATCCTAAGAGATCCAAATGGGTTTACATTTGTTTCCATTAAATGATTATTATCTGTCCAAATTATCTCTTCAGCCCATTTTCTTACTATTTTTTTACTTTCTCCGTTCAATATTTGAGTTAGTCTATCTAAGAATTCGTCAACTTTAAACATTACATTTGTAATCTTAGGTTTAAAATTTGTATCTTTTTCTATTATTCTCGTTGAAATATCCGAGAATCCATAGTCTGCATATTCTTGTAATTTATACCAATTGTTAAACTCTAATTTATTTTCCATATATTTTATATATATTAATATGAAAAGATTTAAATTATGGGTGGAAGACAAAGAATTTGATAAAAATAAAGATTTTTTTATAAGCTACCTAGATCTAGATAAAAATCAAGGATTATCGATGGCTCTAGACACCTTTAACAAGAAAAGTTTATTAAGAAAAATAAAAGATAGTAATTTTTATGATGAGTTATCTGATATAGCAAAAGATAGTTTAGAAAAAGTAATATTATCTAACAATCAAACTGTGGGGGATTTAGTTAGAGCTGTTAGCTAGATTGATTTTCAAAAGTTAAAAGTTTTAATTTTTTTGATTTAAAATCAGATATTGAAACTTTTTCTATTTCTTTTGTTTTAGGCTTAACATCTTTTTCTCTGTAAGATATTATATGTTCTTCAATTTCTAATATTGCATTCTCTTTTGACTTATGTCTTAATTTGCTTAAAAACTTGATGGAATCACTGCCTGGCATGGTATCGTAATCAGTACGACTTCTTTCTTTTCTTCCTATTCTCATAGTAGCTCCAGCTGCAAAAAATTCATTTCCAAGACCATCAATACAAGGTATTATAAGGTATTCTACAACTCTTTCTTGGTTAAAATACATTACTGCCCATTCTGGGAGCTTTTCATCACTATCTCTTGATGTTGTGTCGAGTTTCATAAGCTTTTAATCTCTACCTCATGTCCTTCTTTTCTTAGAATTTTTATTCTTTTTTCGCTGTGTTTTTCCAAATATTTATTTGTTCTAAATAAAAAGTCGAAGTAATTCAATATTTCTTTATCATCTGCTGTTCTTAGTCCTCTTCCCATTCTTTGAACTATCATGTGATCTGCTTGACCACCAGCAGCATTGATTAAATTATGACAAAAGAAACTAACGCCAGTATTAAAAATTTGTTGTGTTGCTAAAATGGTTACGTCGGTTTTACTCTTTTTTAATATTTCTATTGCTTCTTTTCTTGTTTTTATATTATCTTTACCTTGAACCCAAATACTGTCGGGCATTAAAGTTTTTAACATATCTCCATGGGCAATTCTATCGACAAGAACTAACGTTCTTCCACTTAAAGAACTAACTAAATTTTTAACAATTTTGTGGAAGTTGTGATTTTCAGCTATTCCACGAGTAACAGCATCGATATATATATCGTATTGTATATCTTTAGGATCATTTATTTCATAAAATATACATTTACTTTTTGATAAAATATTTCTATTTTGCAATTCTTGAGTAGTAAGAATACCGTTTTCTGTTGTTGTTGTTTTTAAAACAGGTCCAAAAAATCCCTTAACATAATATTTTTGGACTTTATCTGTTTCTCCAAATTTGAATGGAGTTGCACTCATCGCAACACGAACAGAACAATTTTTTAATCGCCTATAGACCGCCTTTGGAAGTTTACTCATCATATCGTGAATTTCATCAACAATTAAAACTTCAACATCAGAAAGTTGTTTTTCTATTTTTATTATACTCTGAACATTAGCCACTGTTATTATATTGGGTTCATTTTTTCCTGACCACAATCTTCCAACATTTTCAAAGCCCCAATTACATATCTCTTCATAGTTTTGTACAGCTAGACTAAGTCTGTTTTGCAAAACTAAAATTTTAGTTCCGGGTATTATTGTTTTAAGTATTCCAACCATAGTGGCAGACTTGCCACTGCTCGTAGGAGCAAATATTACTCCTCTATTATGTTTTATAACTTGATTTATAAAATCGACTTGATAATCATATAAATCTATTTTTTTATTTTTAACCCACCTACTGCCGAACTTATTATCAACAGAGTCATATAAAAAATTTATTTTTGTTCTTTTGTCTTCTATTTCATAGTTTATATCTTTCTTTTTAAGAACTGCTTTAATTTCTGGAAGCAACCCAGTAAGAAACTTTCCATTTTCTTTTTGAAAGAAATCTACATATCCATCCCATATTTTCATTTTATATCTTCTGTTATGAAAATAATTTTTTTCTCTAAATTTCAAACTACTAGATAGCAAACTTTTTAAACTATTGTCTTCTGAAACTAGGTAGCTAAAATCATTTTGTAAAATAAGTTTTGTCATAAATAACTCGGTTTATATCTTTCTGAAATTGCCCAAATAAGTAATTTTTTCGCTCTGCTTGCTGCCGTATAACTCCATCTTTTATGGCACCATTTGTCGCATTTTTCTTCAAAAACTATCACTGAATTAAAGCTATCGCCTTGACTCTTGTGTGTTGTGATAGCATAAGCATAATCAAAAGGATTTTCATCACTTAAAAATTCAAACTCATTCTTTTCTTTACCAAATTGATTATAATCATAAAGCATGTTAGAGTACAGAGCATCGCCAGATATAAAACTAAATCTATGAAATTTGTGAAGCTCTGTGACTATGCCTTGCATTCCATTAAAAAGTTGTAGCTTTCTATTATTTCTAAGGCAAATTATTTTTTCGCCTATATTTATTACTTCTTGTAGATTTAGAGAATTTCTAACCCTATTATTTATTGAAACTCTTGTTTTATTAAAAGCACATATTACTTGCTCTGCTTTTAATAAATGATCATCTTCTATGATAGATTTATTAATTATTTTAACTTTATTTGAAGATTCAAATTTCTTAGGACAGTTTCCTTGCCTAAGATGATCGGCAAAATAGGCTATATCTCCAGCATTTCTATGGATTGTTTCCAGTCTATAATCTGGATTTTGCATTAAATTAAATTTGCTTCCGATAGGCTCTAGTTGTCCATGATCTCCAATATAAATAATTGGTTTTCTATAACTCATTAAATCTTCATGAATCTCTCTGCTGACCATGCTTGCTTCGTCAATTATGAATCCATCAAATTCTACATAAGGACATTTTAGCCAAATGGTTTCTTCTTCCTCTTTTACAGGATAATAAATTAAATTGTGAATTGTTCTGGCATCACCCATTCCTTTAAGACGCAAAACATTTGCAGCTTTTCCTGTGTATGCTCCTACTGCAAAATTACTTAATTTGTTTTTAAGTATGTTTATTATTGTGCTTTTACCAGTCCCAGCATAACCACCCAGTGTGACGTATTGTTTGTTTTTTAAATCTTTTAAAACTCCTCTAATGACATCTTTTTGCTCATTGGTTATTTCTATCATAAAAATATTTTCTCAAAAAACTCATTATAGCCTCTTGAGAGTAAAATAGAAATACTAAGATTGCTGGGTTTTTCCGCCTCTTTGTTTTACTTGTATATAAAAAGCATAAGATTTTTTATTTGGACGGTTTGGATTAATTTTATCTGATTCTCTAAACAAAAGTTGAAGCTTGGTTGTATCGGACTCCAATGGTAAAAAATCTTTTAAACGAGTTAAAACGCTATAAATATAGTTAGGACTTCCAGTAATTCTGATGCCGTCCTCAGCGAATGTAGATCCTTTATGAATATTAGGAATAGGAGTAACCAACAATGGCATTTCTGGCAGTGCTTTCCAAAAATTTATTATTTCTTTTTTCTTTCCACTCCAAGATTTTTTTGGAGTGTCAAGAGGACCACCGACAAGTCCAGGTTGAATTGATATTGGTTGTTCTTCTTCAAGCCAAGTTTTAAAACTTTTCATAATATAATATATATTATTATGATTTCATATTCAAAATACAAACTTTTAAAAGAAGCAGATGCTGCTCCACCTCCTCCATCTGGAGGATCACCCGGAGGATCAGCCCCAGCCGCTCCCGCAGGAGATTTAGGTTCAATTCCTGATTTAGGTGCTGGAGGACCGCCCCCAGGTTTTAGTGGAGGACCACCTATGGGAATGGGCGGACCTCCCGGTGGACCTTCAATGGATTTAGGTGGTTTAGGTGGACCTGGTGCAACTGGTGCTGCTGGTATGAAACCACAAGGTTTGAAAAGTAACAATATTTGGGATGTATTAGAAAGAATTTTAGGAGGATCAAAAGAAGAGGATAAAAAAGATCAAAAAGATCAAAAACAAAAAGAATATGAGGAGGGATGATGCCAATTCTTGTGTTCGGTGTTCCGTGGTGGTTTGTTATTTTATTGCTCGTCCCTATTTGGGTGCCGTTAATGCTGTATTTGATCTGTCTTTGGGTCAAGTTGGCTGAGAAGATGTTTTCAGAATGATGATCAAAAATAATACTGGAATTTAAGTTTGAAACATGATATAAAAATTTCATGGCAAATATATTGTTGTTTAGCGATCTTCATATTCATCCTCATAAAAAAAGCTTAGAAAGACTTGAGGATTGTTTAAAAATAATACCCTGGGTCTTTAATGTAGCTAAAGAAAATAATGTAAAAAATATATTATTTGGTGGAGATTTTTTTCATGATCGTCAGAAAATTGATATCTACACATACCACAGAGCTTATGATACTCTTAAAAATAGCATAAAAGATACCAATATTAATATTTGGTTTTTACTTGGAAATCATGATCTTTGGTTTTATGAAAACACAGATATAAGTAGCGTCCATCCATTTTCATCAATCAAAGGTGTTAAAGTAATCTCAAAACCCTCTAGGTTCGAAATAGATGGTTTAAATTGGGATTTTCTTCCTTTTACCCAAAATCCAGTAAGTAGTTTGAAAACATTAAATTCACTTGAAGGTGAAAAACAATGTTTAATTGGACATATTGCTTTAAATCAAGCAAAAATGCATGTAGGTAAATATTCTAGCGATATTGTTGTTGAGCATGAAGGAGATATGGTTTCAGTAGACACTGATCTTTTCATGGAATATGAACAAGTATTTTTAGGACATTTTCATTCTGAACAAAAAGTTAATGCTAAAGTAGAATATATTGGCTCCCCATTACAATTAAGTTTTGGAGAAGCTTTTGAGGATAAGCATCTAATATTGTTAGACTCTAAAACAAGAAAGAAAAAATATATCAAAAATGATTTTAGTCCAAAGCATTTTATATTAACAAAAGAAGATGTTAAAAAGTATGACTTAAACGGAAATTTTGTACACCTTCTCGTTGATGATATGTCTAATGTTGATATAATAAAGTTGAAGAAAGATTTGTTAAACGAAAATAAAATAGTTGATTTTAAAATAAAACAAAATATTTCCAAGAAAAACAAACCTACAGAAGATATTAAAGATGTTGTGTATGATGAAAAAGAAATGCTTGAGAAATATGTTAGTCAATCTAAAGTAAGTTTAGACAAAGACTTGCTTGTTAAAATTGGTAAAAAAATCTGTGAGTATAAGGTTCAATGAAAAATTTAAAATTTAAAAGTGCATCGGCTCAAAACTTCCTCCCATTCGGACCAGAGGGAATAAAAATAGATTTTGAGTCACTAGGAAATATAATATTGATTAAGGGAGAAAATATAGACTACAAAGATGCCAACACCAAAGAAAGTAGCAATGGTTCTGGTAAAAGTAGTATCCAAGAAATAATAGTTTGGACTTTGTATGGAAAAACTATTAAAAATCCAAAAAAACTTAATAAAAATGATGTAATTCACAACATTTATAAAAAAGGTTGCAAGACCGAAGTTGTCTTTGATAAATATAAAATTCAAAGAGGAAGATCACCAGATTATCTTAAATTATGGGAATTTGATGGTGATAAATGGGATGAATACACACAAGGGAAAAGTCAGGACACACAACAAAGAATAGAAGAGATAATAGGTTTATCTTATGAATCATTTTTAAGCACTTCAGTGTTTACCGATGATCAAGTAAATTGTTTTCTAGAGGCAACGGTTCCCGAAAAAAGAGAAATAATTGAAGATTTACTTTCTCTTTCTGTTTATAAACAAAGATTTGAAAACAGTAAGATATTATTAAAAGAAAATAAATCTAATTTAAAACAACTTTCTAATGAATATGAACTAATATTAAATAACAATAAATCTATTGAAAATAAAATAGAAAACTCTTTACAGACTGAAAAAAAGTGGAAATTAGATAGACAAAACGAAATCAAAAACATAATATCTAAAATAAAAGAAAAAGAAAAATTACTTGAAAATTTAAATGATGATGAAGAGTTAAAAAATTATCAAGTATCTAGGTCCAAATCTGTAGAAGTAAATAAAAAAATAGAAACAGAAAGTTTAGAGTTTAAAAAAATATCTGAGCAAAAGAATAATTTAAAAATTGATATTGACTCTCTTAATAAAAAAATAAATTCTAACAAAGAAAATATAAAAAATCTTGAATTTGATAAGCGTGTAAAAACAACAGAAGTTGAAAAAAATAATAAAGAAATATTATTGTTAAAAAGCAACAAGACAGGTCAAGTTTGTAAAAACTGTTATGGTGAAATAAACCCAGAAAATTATAAGGGTGTAATTAAAAAATATGAAAAATCAAATGAGTCTATTCAATCTGAAATTGATAAAATATTGAAAGATATTTTAGAATTAGATTTTTCTAAGGAAAGCGAATCTTTAAAAGAAAAAGAAACTTCTTTTAAAGATATTTGTAAAAAAGAAAAGGATCTTGAATCTTCTATATCAAAACTTAGAAGTGAATTTATAAAATTAAGTTCTGTAAAAGAACCTGAGTCCAATAATTCTAAAAATGTAATAGAAAAAGAAATAGAATTGATGAAAGAGGAAGCTAAAAAGTATAAAGAAATTTATGAAAATAGTCCCTACAAAGATATAATAAATGAATTGAAAAACGACTTAGACAAATCTAAAGATAATTTAGAAAAAAAACAAAAAAACATAAAAGATATAGAAAAGCATATTCCATATTACGAATTCTGGACAGAAGCTTTTGGAGACTCCGGAATCAGAAAATGGGTCGTAGACAGCATTATTCCAGCATTAAACAGTAGGCTAGAATACTGGATGCAAGTGTTGGACGACAATAGAATTAAAATTGAATTTAATAACGAACTAGAAGAAACCATACACAAAAACTTAGAAGAAAATGTAGAATTTTTCTACTACACAATGAGTGCGGGTCAAAAAAGAAGGCTAAATCTAGCTGTTAGTCAAAGTTTTGCACACATAATGATGTTGGTCAACAACACTTGTCCAAGTTTATGTTTTTTAGATGAGGTTACGACTAACATAGATCCAGTGGGAGTTCAAGGAATATACAATATGATTTGCGAACTATCGGAACAAAGACAAATTTTTATAACCACCCATGATATAGATCTATTAAACATGCTTTCTGGTTGTGATACTATTAAATTAAAAATGGAAAACGGAATATCAAAACTAGAAGTCGATGAAAATAAATCATCCGATTGATCAGAATCTTATAAAATTGTATAATCCTGAACCGTTAAAAATATCTATTTTTAAGGCAAAAATTAATAAAAAAAATTTTTAACACTTAGAACATTAGATAACTGCTAAGAGAAAAACTAGGAGATTTTTATTATGATATTCGACGAACAAATTAGCAGGAAGCCAGATCATTATCCATGGACACAAGATTTTATTGCTAGTATGCATAATGGGTTCTGGACAGATAAAGAATTTAATTTTCAAAGCGACATACAAGATTTTAAGGTTTCTCTTACTGAACAAGAAAGAGAAATAATCACAAGAGCCTTGGCTACAATTGGACAACTTGAAATAAGCGTTAAGAAGTTTTGGGCTAAATTAGGTGATAACCTACCCCACCCCAGCATTAACGATATGGGTTACGTTATGGCAAACACAGAGGTAATTCATGGAGATGCTTATGAGCGTCTTCTTGAAGTTCTTGGAATAGATGATGCTTTTGATAATATTTTAGAATTAGATATTATTAAAGGAAGAGTTAATTATCTAAGAAAACATCTGCGTAGATTCCACTCAGATAATAAAAAACAATTTATTTATTCTTTAATACTTTTCACTTTATTTGTTGAGAATATAGCTCTTTTCTCCCAGTTTTATACTATAAGTTGGTTCGGTAGGTATAAAAATTTATTAAAGGATACTAATAAACAAGTAGAATATACTTCAAGAGAAGAAAATCTTCATGCAATGATAGGAATGAAGATCATCAATGTAATAAGAAAAGAACACCCAGAATTATTTGATAAAGAGCTTGAAGAAAAAATATTAAGTGAATCTAAAGAAGCTGTAAAATATGAAATGCAAATAATAGAGTGGATTGTGAATGGATATGTTTCTGAAAAATTAAATTCAAATATATTAAAAGAGTTTGTGAAAAATAGAATGAATGATTCTTTAAAACAAATTGGTTATAATAAAATATTTGATGTTGATAAAGAAGTGCTTTCAAAAACAACTTGGTTTGAAGAGCAGGTTTTAGGAAACAACTCCACAGATTTTTTTCATTCAAGAGTGACAGAGTACTCTAAAAAATCTCAAAGTTTTTCTGAAGAAGATCTGTTTTAATTTTAAATAATCTACGGTATAATAAAACACCCAGAAAGCACAAAAATGACAGCAAACAAAGATTATTATTGGCTCAATTCCCATAGTCGATTATTTCTCGAAAGAGGTTACCTGGAAGAAGGTGTATCACCTGAAGAAAGAATCAAACAAATAGCAGACAATGCAGAGAAAATACTTAAAATAAAAGGATTTTCTGAAAAATTCCAAAACTATATGTCAAAAGGCTTTTATAGTCTTGCAACACCAATATGGACCAATTTTGGAAATAAAAGAGGATTGCCTGTAAGTTGTTTTAACTCGCATGTATCTGATACTATGGAGTCTATTCTCACTAAAACTGCTGAAGTGGGAATGATGTCTAAATTAGGAGGAGGAACCAGCGGATATTTCGGAGATCTAAGAGCCAGAGGGACTCCTATTAGTGTTGGCGGAGAATCTAGTGGTGCTGTTCATTTTATGGAAATATTTGACAAGGTTGCAAATGTAGTTAGTCAAGGGTCAGCACGCAGAGGAAGTTTTGCAGCTTATCTTCCTGTAGAGCACACCGATATCGAAGAGTTCCTCCAGATTAGATCTGAAGGACATTCTATTCAAAATATGAGTATTGGTGTTACTGTTACTGATAAATTCATGAAAGATCTTGTTGATGGAGACAAAGACAAAAGAAAAATTTGGGCTAAAGTAATACAGAAAAGATTTGAAACAGGTTATCCTTATATAATGTTTACTGATAATGTAAACAAAGCAGCACCAAAAGTTTATAAAGATAATAAACTAAAGATAAAAAGTAGTAATTTGTGCTCTGAAATAAGTCTTGTATCTGATGAAAACAACTCTTTTGTATGTGTTTTATCCAGTCTTAATTTACTTCATTGGGATGAAATCAAAGATACCGATGCTGTAGAAACATTGGTTTATTTTCTTGATGCTGTTAATGAGGAATTTGTTCAAAAAACTGAAGGTGTGAAATATATGGAGGCTGCCCATAATTTCGCAAAAAACCAAAGAGCATTAGGGATGGGCGTTTTAGGTTGGCATTCATTTTTGCAATCTAAAATGATTGCATTCGAGTCGATGCAAGCCAAGCTTCTTAATGTTGAAATTTGGAAAACTATTAGACAAAGAGCAGATAAGGCTACAGAAGATATGGCTAAGGAATACGGAGAACCAGATCTTCTTAAAGGCTATGGTAGACGAAATGTGACCACTTTGGCTGTTGCCCCTACAACTTCAAGTAGCTTTATACTAGGGCAGGTAAGCCCCAGTATAGAGCCTTTAAATAGTAACTATTTTGTTAAAAATCTTGCAAAAGGAAAGTTTACTTATAAAAATCCATATTTGAAAGAAATTCTTAAAAAATATGATCAACATAATGATGATACATGGAAGACTATCTTGATTAGAGGTGGATCAGTACAACATTTAGATTTTCTTACCCAAGAAGAAAAAGATGTTTTTAAGACTTTTGGAGAAATTAGTCAAAAAGAAATAGTCATCCAAGCTTCTCAAAGACAAAAATACATCGACCAGTCTCAATCTTTAAACTTAATGATTCCTCCTAACACACCTCCAAAGGAAGTTAATTCCCTATTAATAGAGGGTTGGGAGATGGGGATTAAAACTTTCTACTATCAAAGAAGTGCAAACCCAGCCCAAGAATTAGCCAGATCTATTTTAACCTGTTCAAGTTGTGAATCATAATTATGATTATTAATCTTAAAAATTATGATCTCTATTTTCTTAGAGATATCACAAAGCAAAGAAATGAAAAAAAACATAGATTTGGATCTATGACATATGGAGGAAAGCAAGGAAGTGCAAGAGCTCATTTTATTGGCTTAGCTGGCGAATATGCTGTGGCTAAAAGTATTGGTGTTGAAATAGACACTAGAATATTTGATAATCATGGAGATGATGGAATTGATTTGCCTGATGGAAAATGGAGTGTAAAAACTACCACATATCTTAATGATCCTTATCTAAGAGTGGAAGTCCATCACTTTAATGAGAATGCTCAAGGCTATGTTCTTTGTGCTTATAATCCTGAAATTAATTTAAGATTGGTAGAGATTGTAGGTTGGGCTTCAAAAGATAAGGTAAAACAAGCTGAAAAAAGATTTTTAAGGCATGGAGGACCTTTAAACTACATATTAAAAAAACAAAAATTAAAAGAATGGAAAATTTTTAATGAAACTATCTGATTTTATAGCCGATCTAGCTTCAATGTTGAGGTTGTTTTTTAAATTTTTAATAAAAATTTTTAATTATATTGTTCTTCCTTTTATTATTTTGTTTCCTATTATAGCCCTAACACTAGACGCTGCTGGAAATCTTGATGAATTCCCACTACTAGCTTGGATTTTTATTTATATTTTAATATTTTGGAAGATAACAATTCCTATTTTATTTTTATTTGCAGGTATAGGTTTGTATAATATAACCATGCTTCTAGATAAAAAGTTAAATGATAAAAGGAGCTACCGGAAACGAGGGAGTAGGAATAAAAAAAGTGAATAAAGAAGAAATTGAAAATTTATTAAAACAAGCCCACATAGAAGGCTATAGACTAGGGTATGCATTTGCAAATAATTATCACGTTGTTGTTAATTCGCTTTTAGCTAAGCATGAAATTGATTTTAAAAAAACAATAGAGATTCGGAAATTAAACAAGGAGTAATTTAAAATGATAAAAGTTAAAAAACTACATGAACTGGCTAAGATTCCAAGTCGGGCAAACGCAACAGATGCGGGGGCAGATTTATATTCGGTAGAAAAAGTTTTAATTCCATCTTTATCAAGAGCATTGGTAAAAACTGGGGTATCCATAGAAATTCCAGAAAATTATTATGGAAGAATAGCTCCTAGATCTGGACTTGCTTTTAAAAATGGAATTGATGTTCTTGCTGGAGTAATCGATAGCTCCTATAGAGGAGAATTAGGAGTGATACTATTTAATACAGATAATAAAGAATATGTTGTCAATATTGGAGATAAAATAGCTCAATTAATAATTGAAGCACATTATAATTTTGAATTTGAATTATCGGATAAATTACAAGAAACAAATAGAGGTTCTGGTGGTTTTGGATCAACAGGCAAATAAAAATCCTGGCAGGAAATATTCCTGTAGGTATATATATTTTTATGAGATTTAAAGAATTTTTATTAAAAGAAAATAATGAAAATTATTTTATTGTTAAGGTTGGAGACATACTTACAGCTCTTCAAACAATATATGAAGATTCTGGAGTTATGAGTAAAAAAGATACCGATGATTATTTAATGAATGTTGTAAATAGAATGAGACCTTTGTTAAAAACAAAAGCAAATCCTGTATATTTAAAAACTGTTCAAAAAATTGCTATAAATCTAATGAAATATTTAGATCCTCAAACTCCAACTTTTAACATAGACACAAAAGCTTTAATAATGAGTTGTATTAAAGAGCTAGAAAGTTTAGTTTCTGGAAAGGGATCAACCTTAAATAAGGTTAACCAAAAGCAAGAAGATGGACTACCCAAACCAGAAGATTCAATAAACAATGATTTAAAAAAGCAATCTTCCAATATGAAAGAGGCGGACCCAGTAAATCCAGGAATGGAAACAGGAGTAGATAATTACAACGCCCCACCTATGGCTGGAGATGGATCAAGAACTTTGAACGTAATATAATTTTTTGCTACAATTGCATTTAACAATGGAGCAAAAAATGATTGTAAAATTTAAAACAATAACTCCCGATGCTGAAAAAATAATGGCTTATTGTGCGAGGGTAAGCAATCCAAACAACCAAGATAATGAAAATTATTCTAAACTATTATCTTATTGTATAAAAAATAGACATTGGAGTATATTTGAAATGGCTAACATGTGTTTAGAAATTAACACAACAAGAGGATTAGCTGCTCAAATTCTAAGACATAGAAGCATGAATTTCCAAGAATTTAGCCAAAGATATTCGGACACAACATTATTGTGTGATGATATTCCACTTTTTGAATTACGTAGTCAAGATAATAAAAACCGTCAAAATAGTATAGATGATGTAAGTGACGAGATTAAATCAAAATGGAATACAAAAATCAGAGAACATCTAGCTAAATCTAAAGCAATATATGACGGGATGATAGAAGACGGAATAGCCAAAGAGTGTGCTAGATTTGTTTTACCTTTAGCAACACCAACAAGGCTTTATGCAAACGCTACTATTCGTAGTTGGATAACATACATCTCGCTTAGAGAAAAAAATGGAACTCAAAAAGAACACATGGTTATTGCAAAAGAGTGTAAGCAAATTTTTTGCGAACAACTACCAACAGTTGCTGAAGCATTAGGAGGCTTTGATCAAGACTGGAATATATGATTCAAGAATTTTTTAATAAACTTAGAAAATCTAATCTTAAAATAGCTGTTTTCGGAGATAGTATTCTTGATGAATACTATAATGTGGTGAGTAATAGAATCAGCCCAGAGTTTCCTATCCCAGTAAGTTTAACAGCAAGTGATGATCCAGAAACAATACTACCAGGAGGAGCAGGAAATGTTTGTAGACAATTATTAAATTTTAATAATATAAAAGTATTGTTCTATAGTCTTCTTGATGGTTTTGCATACGAACAATATGTAAAAAATAAAATAGATGTTGAAAGCTGCATAGTCATACCTCATCCAAATAAAATTCCAAGAAAAAAAAGATTTTATAACAATTCATTTCCTTTGTTTAGATGGGATGTAGAACAAAATAATTTCGGAATAGAGAATATAGGTTTTTATCAAGACAAACTATTGAAGAGATTGAAAAATAGTGGGGCAGATGCTTGCATTTTTTCTGATTATTCTAAAGGAGTTTTTTCAAATAATATTAATTATAAATATGCACTATCAATTGTAGATCCTAAACACGGACCACTAGAAAAATGGATAAATTGCGATGTATTTAAGCCAAATAGAAGTGAGGCGTTAAGTTTAAGTAAACAAAAAGATCCATTTTTACAATGTAAATATTTTAAAGAAAATTTATACTGTAAAAATGTACTGATAACAGATTCCTATAATGGTTTTTATGGAATGGATCATGAAAATAATTTTTTTAAATATGAAAGTGGAAAAAAAGAATCAAAAGTTAGCGTAATTGGAGGAGGAGATTGTTTTATAAGCTATTTAACACTTGGACTCCTTTTAGGATTTACTATACACCAAGCAGCAGAAATAAGTTTTAACATAAGCTATTTTTATGTAACAAAAAACAATAATTCTAATTTATCATATTTAGATTTTTATAAAATTTTAAACACTAAAGTTGTTGATAAAGATTTGTTATCTCAAAGAGATTTTAAACTTGTTTTTACAAATGGCTGCTTCGATGCAGGATTAACAGCCGGACATATAGAGTGTTTAAAATTTGCAAAATCTCAAGGAGATAAACTTGTAGTTGCTTTGAATAGTGATGAGAGTGTTAGAAATTTAAAAGGTGAAAATAGACCAATACTACGCCTAGATGACAGGATAGACATTTTGTCATCAATAGAATGTGTAGATTTTATTTTAAGCTTTAAAGAAGAAACACCAATAGATTTGATTAAATCAATAAAACCTGATACTATAGTTAAGGGTGGAGACTATAAACCAGAAGACGTTGTTGGATATGGAATTTCAGAAGTTGTTATATGTCCTACAAAAGAATGTATATCAACAACTGAAAAAATAAAACTACTATGACAATTAAATTTAAAATAAAACAAGTTAAGCCTTGTGTGTTCATGATATCTGTAAAAGATAGATATGATAGAGGAATGTTATTTTGTAGAGTTCAAGAATATTATGAATCTCCTAACTTTAAGTTTAGAAATAAAATATTTAGTATATGGGACTACATCGAATGGTATAGCAGAGAGTATAATGGATTTACATATCCATTTGATTGGTCTGGTTACAACTTTCCTCTAGAGGTTGCTGAGAACTGCTATGAATTGAACAAAGTAGAAAATGTTTATGATGAAGTTTTTAAAGAAATAATTAATAATATTAAAGATACAATAAAAGATAAAAAAGCTTACATAATAGGAATAGATGAAAGTAAAAAGTGTGATTATAAACATGAAATGTGTCATGCTTTTTATTATTTAAATTCTTCTTATAAAAAAGAAGTAAATAAAATTATATCAAAAATAGATAAAAAAACATTTAATAATATGTGTAAAAATTTATTATCAATGGGATATTGTAAAAAAGTATTAAAAGATGAAATTCAAGCTTATTTGATTTCTGATTTTATTTATGGACCTTTTTATAAAGGATTGGACAAAAATAAAATTTTTGCTCCTTATAAAGAATTATCTGAAAATTTTAATAAAATTATCTCTAATAATTGATAAGGAAATAAATTTTATGTTTGACGAAGAGGATGAGGAAGATGAAAAAGTCATAGTTATAGACGACTACGATTTAGTTCACGAAAAAATAAGACATATAGCTTATTGGCATTTTATATACACTAATAACAATAAAAAACTTCCAAATCTAGATAACGATAAGTTTAAAGCTACTAAAAAATTTAAAGATGAGTTAAAATACCTCCTTCCAGAAAAAGAATCGGATGTTATTTTTAAAGGTTTTATACATGAAACCCACGTAGGACAAGTTATAAAGTTTGAAGAATTTTCTCAAATAGTTAGAGATTTAAGCATAAGAGTTTGTTCTAATGTTTTACAAGAATTATCTAAAAAAGATATTGTTTGTGTAATTTGGGACGAAAGTGTAGAAAACTTTGCATTCCAGATATCTCCAGAGTATTTGGATTCAAACATCAAAACTCCTAAACAATTTTTAAAACATGTTTACTTTCTTGCTAAAAAACATTTAAAACTGAAAGATCATTCCGATTTTACAAGGAAAAAAAAATGAGATTTATAGACGATAACGATGATGATGAATATGAAGATGATGATCGATTTATAGATGAAGGAGAATATGAAAGCATACTTTCTCAACAGACTGCAATTGATGGTTTTCATCTTCATATTTTAGAACAAAATTTAAAATCAAAAATATTATTTGAATGTTTTAAATTTTGTAAAAGTAATATTTTCTGGTTTTTTTATTCAGAAGAATATAAATTAAATAAAATTAAAAACACATATAAGTTTTTAATAGAAACACTAGAGATGAAAGAGTAGGTGAATTATTCCAATTTACGAATTTTCTTGTAAGAAATGTAAAAAAAGATATGAAGTCCTAACGAGTCATGATCCGAAAAATCAATATAAGGGTGTGGCATGTGAATTTTGTGGAAGTAAATCTAAAGAAAAGATTCCATCAAGTTTTGGAACAACTTTTACATCGCCCGGAGACACTAGCAAATGGGATAGTTTTAGTTACAGGGCGGGCTACAATATGGAAAAAGCAAAAACAGAGCGAAGAATCGCAGAAAGAAATTCAAAAATGGGAACTGCTAAAGACATATATGGAGAAGCAGATTGATTTTATGAAAATTGAAAATTTAATAAATATATTTAATAGTATTGACAATAAAGTAGTAGAAACATGGACTGAAGATAAAACGTTTGGAGATTTAATGTCAATGTTGTCTGATGATGAATTAAAAATATTTTACAAACTAAAACTAGTTGATTCTGGATTAGATATAACAGACAAAGTAATGAATATATCATTGAAGATTCCAAAAATAAATGATATAAACAATTCTAATGTTCGTAGAATTTTTATTTTCTAACAACTATACTCAGGAGTAGGCTATGACAGATCTTCCAAAGAAGAAAGATGAAGTTGACAAGCAACTAGAATTTCTTTTGACTGATAATTTTCAAGAATTTTCTGAAAAAATTGCAGAAATACATACTGAAAAGAAAAAGAAAAAAGAAGCTTTTAAGCAAGTTTATGAAAAAACTCAACAAGAACTAAAACAGCTTGATAATCAAGCTAAGAGTATCTATGAAGAATTTGAGCAATGGAAAAAATCCCAAGCCAGTACACAGAAGTTGGGCGAAGATCAAATTTAATTAATATGAATATAGTATTTGATATAGGTGCAAATGATGGGGAAGATTCTATATGGAGAGCCATGAATGGCGATTTTGTTTTTGCTTTTGAACCACACCCAGGATTTTGTAATATAATTAATTCAAAAATAAAAAATTTGCCTAATTATACTTTAACATGTAAAGCAGTAAGTGATTTTTCTGGGAGACATTCATTTAATATTTTAAAATCTGAAGATTGTAGTTCTCTGTCAGATATTAATGAAAAAAATAATTGGAATAATGTTAAATTAGATAATATAGATAAAATAGAGGTAGATGTAATAACCCTAGAAAACTTTATAATTGAAAATAATATAAAAAGAATAGATTGGCTTCATTGTGATGCACAAGGTCATGATTTAAATGTTTTAATTGGTCTCAATAATTTTTATAAAATTGTTAAAGCTGGTGTCTTGGAGACTGTAAACTACAAAAATAATACCTTATACAAAGATCAATATACTCTTGAAGATGTTAAAAAATGGATGTTTGACAAAGGGTTTATTATAGAAAAAATGGCACCGAGTGATTGGGGACCAAGACCAGAAACTTGGGAGCCAATAGATGTTTCTAATTTCAATGAAATTAATGTTTTTTTTACCAATCCAAACTTTTTTCCATTATGAATAAACAAAATTATTTTATTTACAAAGATTATAAAATAAATCCTAATCCCACACATCATGATGATAGAAGTTATTCTGATGAAGCTCAAGATGAGGTATATAGATTTGCAAAAAGTTTTTTAGATGAAAATAGCCTGAACACAGTAATTGATATAGGTTGTGGTTCTGGATATAAATTAATAAAATATTTTGAAAAAAACTGGACAATTGGAATTGAAACTGAACCATGTTTCTCTTTTCTCAAGAACAACTATCCAGATAGAGAGTGGATTAATAGCGGAAAATCAGAAGAAAGTTTTCCAAATTTTAATAAGAAATGTGATATAATAATCTGTGCAGATGTAATTGAACATATAATAGATCCAGATAATCTTATTGAATATATTAATTCTTTTGACTATAATTATTTAGTAATATCCACACCAGACAGAGAAATATTAAGAAGTAGATTCATGAATTATGGAGAAAAGTCTTGGCAAGGACCGCCAATTAATCCCGCTCACGTTAGAGAATGGGATTTTAAAGAATTTGAAAACTATCTAAATGCCACCTTTTCTAAGGTAGCAGGTTTTCATTGTTCTAGTCAGATAGAATGTATGTATTTTTTATGTGAACCCAACAGGAGCTAAAAAGCTTAGTTTATTTATGAATAATAATAGAAAAAATCTTAAGTTAATACACAGAAAGGGGGTGATAGAAAAAATTTGATTGTATAATAACTTAGATTAGAAAAAATAAAAAAGCACCCAAAATAACTTTGGGTGCTTTTTTTTATTAAAATTATAATATGCCTTTATAATTGATTTCTACCTCTACTATGCCACAGTCTTTCCAACACGATTTATGATTCTTGATATCCTCGATACTAGAAAAAACTCTACAACCACCAGAAGCAATTCCTAATTCACATTCATATTCTGTTTTGCACATATAGCCTTTTTTAGCAATAGACGCATCTTTTTTTCCTTTATCATATGCTTCTCTCCAAAGCTCTATACAGCTTGAACACCAACCTCCTTGAATATGTCCACAACTTATTCTGTATTCTAACATAAATTAAAAAATTTCCATCTGTTTTTAGTTTCTATAAATTCTTCGCTATCTACATGTGTTAAATATTTTTTAATATCTTCCCATGTAGAAAAAAACATGCTATGAGGTAATGTTCCAAATAACCAGTCTGGAGTTTTGATTTTTCCTTGTTCCATGTGAATTATTATTGGTTTTTTTGATCTGTTTGCTATAAAAATTTCCTCGTAGGTGCCGCATGGGTGTATATCTAAATCTATATTAACTATCAAAAAATCACTTATATCAACCATTCTAAGATCAATATTTCTTATTTCTTTCATCATAACACTTAGTTGATCATAGTTTTCAGACTCTTTAAGTTTAAGCCTATGATCTCTAGATTCACCTGTTTCATTGCCAAGATTTATAGATTTTTTCATTGGATTTAAAACAGTAACTCCTTTTTCTTTTAAAAAAGGAGTTATGGATTCTCTCCAGGCAATTCCTAAATTTGGACAACGATCTATAGCTCCTGCAAGATAAGCTCTTTGATTTTTTAATCTGTTCATGTAATTTATGATACAAAAATTTTTAAAAAAGTCAATAGATTGCTAAATCAGCAGCCTTCTGCTAGAATTATATTCATGGCTATAAAAAAAGAAAAAAATAAATTATTTGAATCTTTTATAAATAAAACTTCGAAAAAACAGTATAGTGGGGTGTATGTAGGATTACCTCCAAAAAATTTAAAAGTTGGGGATCTTTATTTTAACAATAATCTTAACGTGTTATACATTTTTACTGGTAAAGAATGGAAAGTTGTTGCATGAAAGATAAGGTAGAAATTGTTGGATTTGAACATCTTCACCTCCATACAGACTATTCTTTGCTTGATGGTTTTCAAACCGTTGAGGAAGCAGGTAATCGCGCCGTTGAAATTAATCAAAAATTCTTAACAGTTTCAGATCACGGAATGTTAGGAGCTGTACCCAGACAAATTAAAATATGCGATAAGATATGTGATAAACATAAAGATAAAAATAAATTATCCCCAATATTTGCTTCAGAATTATATATAAATTCATTACAACCAGAAAGTTCTGGTCTTGAGGATCTTCAAGATTTTACAAAAGAATTATCTCCAGATGAGATGGATGTTTTTAAAGCTAGTCCTCACTTGCTGGCTATAGCGTACAATTTAGAGGGCTATAAAAATTTAGTACGTTTAACTAGTTGGGGTTGGACTAAAGGCTTCTATAGAAAGCCTAGAGTCAATTACGAACAATTAAAAAAGCATAGAGAAGGTCTTATTTTTACAAGCTGTTGCTATAATAGCGAGATAGGTAGAGCTTTTGACAAGGGTGGAGAAGAAGCTGGATTCCAAATGCTTGAAAAGCATTTGGAAATGTTTGGTAGAGAGCATTATTATTTAGAATTAATGCTACTAGACTTTAAAAAACAGTTTGCTTATGACGCTTTTATAATCAAGTGTCATGAAAGATATAAATTACCTTTGATCGTAAGTTGTGATGTTCATTATTGCAAAAAAGAAGATAGTCATTATCAAAGATTAATGTTGATGATTCAAACAAATAGAACTTTAAAGGAGATAGAAGAAGCAAAACAAAAAGATGCAATGGTTGATTTTTTTGAGCTTCAAGATGCTAATCTTTGGATGAAGAGTGAAGAAGAGCTTAATGAAAAATGGTTAAGTGATTACAAAGATATTATTCCATATGAATTGTTTCAAGAAGCTAAAAAGAATACAGTTAAAATATGCGAAATGGCAAAAGGTGTGACCTTCGATAGAAGTTTAAAGCTGCCTAATATTGAAAATTCTGATGACAAATTAAGAGATTTGGTCGTACAAGGTTTTAATAAAAGAAATTTACCAAAAACAAAAGTATATTCTTCAAGAATAAAAGAAGAGATATCATTAATCAAGAGAAAAGGATTTAGTAGTTATTTTCTTATTCAAAAAATGATGACAGATGAAGCCCGACGAGTTTGTCCTGAAATATTAGGATGGGGCGATGGAAGCGATGCAGTAGGACCGGGTCGAGGGAGTGCTGGAGGTTCTCTCGTATGCTACTGTCTAGGAATAACGGATGTTGATCCTATAAAAGAAGACTTACTATTCTCTAGATTTCTTTCAGAATCTAGAGGTGGGAGAAGTATGATTTTAGAATTTAAGGATTAATTTAGTAAATTATTTCACTTTCCTTTGTAGTACTTCGACGGGATGTTGTCTTTTCTTCGTTCGTTTCGTTCTTTATGAGAGCTAAGTGGAAGACTGCCCGCGGCATTTCCCATTTTTATAGCTTTTGCTACCCTATCATTATTTTTTAGTTCTTCTTTTTCTTTTTCTTCTTTGAATTGTTTAAAACTTTTCATAAATTATAATTGTTAATTGTTAATTGTTTATTTTTTAAATTTCGTCTGAAAAATAATCCCTACGCATGCCAGATCTTCTCCCTAGGGGCGAATCATCTTCCATATCTTGGTTTTTATTATAACCATGATCCTCAAGATCATCGCTATCTAAATTTTCGCTATCATCTTCATCTTCCATTTCTTCGTCCCCAAACTCATCATCTTCTTCGTCATGATGATGGTGACGATGACGATGGCGTCTATAACCTTCTTCTTCGTCTTCCATGCCTTCTTCGTCTTCCATGCCTTCTTCGTCTTCCATGCCTTCTTCGTCTTCCATGCCTTCTTCGTCTTCCATGCCTTCTTCATCTTCCATGCCTTCTTCATCTTCCATGCCTTCTTCATCTTCCATGCCTTCCATGCCTTCTTCATCTTCCATGCCTTCCATGCCTTCTTCGTCTTCAAACCCAACAGGCTCACTAATTGATTCGTGTATTCTTTTTGATCTTTTTATTTTACTGAGCTCTACAATAAAACCTTCAAGTAATCCGGATCTGTTAAACTCTCTTGATGCAACCTCTATTAATTTTGGATTGCTTTTTAATGTTTCTACAAAATTGCCAATAAGATCTTCAGCATTTTTTATTTTATTAATATTTACTTTTACACTTTTTTCTTCTTGAATTTTTTTTGCAAATTCAGAAACAGATAATTTTTTTGTTTTGTTTAACCATTCTTTAATGTTTGTTTTATGCCATTCTGGAGCTTTTTTCTGTAGCTCTGGACCTGTGTCTGGTTCGTAGATGTTTTTTTCATCTCCAATATTTCCGAGTCCCTTGTCTTTAATTTTATCATATTTATGAACTTTTGGTTTATAAACAAGAGACTTATCGCCACTAATTCCTAATGCCTTTTTATCACTTTTTTTAGTCTTCTTATTTTTCTTTTGTTCGTTTAAGAATTCATTAAATTTTTTGAAAGGCATTTTTTCTCCATTATTCTTTTGTTTGCATCATGATCCATAAAATGATATAAATTATAGGACCCATCCCAGCAAGTAAAAATGCAAATAGAAAAGCAAGCCTAAAAACCGCAGTCGGTATCCCAGTTGAATCCGACAAACCAGCACAGACTCCGCCAATCATGGCGTTTTTCTTGTCTACTTTCATTTTACTCCTTTGATTATATTTATACATCTGTACTAAAATTTTATTTAATTAAAAACACATTTCTTTATATCTGTTATATTTTCTTTCTAAGTATACAGTAGCATTCTTGTATAAGTAATCACCTATTTTTTTGGCTTGTAATCTGCCTCCTATCGAAAAACTATAGTTGTTTTTATTATCCTTGTGCCTTTTTTCTAGTTTTGTATTTTTATGAAGTATTTCTTGACATTTTAGTAGAAATTCTTTTGTACCACATAGATTAAAAACATAATATTTACCATTACTTTTTTTGAAAGATCCATCACCATCAAAATATCCTCTTATAAAATGATGTTGTAAGTTTTTTGGAACTATAGATTCATTTGGAAATTTTAATATTAATGTCTTTTTTTCGAAAACTCCTTTGTCAATTAAATCATCAAACAATTGATCTGAAGTAATAAGTAGTCTGCAATATTCTATTTCTACTCCTCCAAAAGACTTCGACTTATAAATATTTATTGGATATGTAGCATTAATTTGTTTTTTAAAAACCTCTAGATGATCCATATCTTTTATGTTTAATGATATTCCAATTTTTTTATTTTTATTTATTCGGCTAATGTAACCGTCAGCATAAATAAAACCAAGCCAATACGCTTTGTGTTCATTATCTATATTTTTAAAAAAATCATAATTTACATGATATTTTCTTGAATTTATTTTATTACTACGAATAAGCCCTCTTTTTTTAAGATTTTTTGTTAACTTGCCAAGCCCTATACCAGTTATATTTTTTACCTTTATGGTGGATAATCCTGATAAGTATAAATCTATTGATTTTTCTAATATATGATCATATTTAATAATTTTCTTTTTTGATATTTTTAATCTTTTTATTTCTTTTCTCAATGTGTGTAGAGAAACCTTTGTTATTTTATTAACTTCATTTAAACTTTTTCCATTTTCGTAAAGACTCAATGCTTCTTTTAAACTCTCTGATGTATAGCTCTTGTGAGCGGCTTCTTCGGCACTTCTTGTTAAACCAAGTTTTTTAAGTTGATATTGAAGTCCTTGAAAAGATACTTCCGCTTCAGCTGCGGACTTTTCTATTGATTTTCCTTCTTTGTAAATAAGAATTGCTTTTTTCATTGATTTTTTCATATATGTCCTTGATGTGAGTAGATAATCTATATATAATATAGAGTAATAAAAATATTTTTATGAAATCAAACATATTTAAAATTTGTGAAGAAAAATTAAAAGAAAAAGGATTGTATGAAGATAAAAGATATCAAAAAAGATTAGAATGGGAAAAACAAGAGATAATTTCTCAAAATAAGGAAAATTACTTTCTAGATATGGTGACCAGAAATGTAAATTATCCAGATAATGAAAATAATCTTTTGGTGTGTTGGCTACTAGAAATAGTACCAAATTTTGATATAGAAAAAGATCCAAATTATGTACAAGGTGATTCTCCGGATATCGATGTGGATTTTATTCCTGCTGTTCGTGATTTTTTAAAGAATGAATGGGCTCCTAAAACATTTGGAGAGCAATATGTCTGTAATATAGGAAACTATACTACTTTTGGTATTAAATCCTCTCTTATCGATATGGTTAGAGTTCACGGAGAAGAAAGAGGAGAAATACTCGCTTTAACAACAAATCTTCAAACAAAAGATGATGAAGGAAAAGTTCTCACATGGGATTCAGCTATGAAAACTGATCCTATGCTTAAGAAATACTGCGAAGAACACCCAGATATAGCAAAGGCTGCTCAAAAACTAATTAATAGAAACAGAGGGACAGGTATACATGCTGGAGGTTTGATTGTAAGCTCTATTCCTTTAACCGATCTTGTTCCTCTTATAAAAAGAAAAGATAGCCCTCAGGCAAGTGCTTGGGTAGAAGGTCTTCATGGACAAGATCTACAGCCAGTAGGACTTGTTAAATTTGATTTGCTTGTGATCAGTAATCTTCTTCAGATTGCAAAGTGTTGTAAGCTTATAAAAGATAGAAAAGGTATTGATAAAATATGTGCATTTCCTGGTCAAGGCAATTGGAGCAACATAGATGAGTATAGGAATGATTTAAAATCCCTAGAAATGGCTAATGAAGGAGACCTTAAATGTATCTTTCAGTTTGATAGCCCAGGTATTAGATCATTAGCTAAAGCTGGTGGTGTTACAAGATTTGAAGATCTTGTTGCCTACTCATCATTATATCGTCCAGGTCCTTTGAATTGTCTTCAAAAAGATGTAAAAGTTAATACAAATCTTGGATATAAAAAAATAAAAGATTTGAAGCCTGGGTTAGATAAAATTGCCTATTTAAGTAAAAAAAAGAAAATTAAATATACTGAAAAATTTATTTTAATAAAAACTGGTTATAAAAAATTATTAAAAATTAAAACTAAATCTGGAAAAGTAATTTTGTGTTCAAATGAACATAAAATCCTTACCGATAAAGATGAATTTATTGAAGCCGAAAAATTATCTGTTGGGCAAAAAATTGCTAAAAAATTAAAATAAAATCTCCTACATATTATTGAATAGTCCTGGAGGCTACAATGATATGTAAATTATGCAATAGAGAAATTTCAGACAAATTTTACAGACATTTAAACTCGTCTCATAAAATTAAAAAAACGAAGTATTTGCAAATGTTTCCCGAGCAAACAGAAGAATATAAAAATCAAATACCCGATGTTTGGAATAAAGGTGAAACCAAAGAATCTAATGAGACTGTATTTTCAATTGCTAAAAAAGTCAAAGATTATAGCAATCAAGCACATGTTAAAAAAAATAGATCTGAGCGTATGAAAAAAGCATATGAAAAAGGAGATATCCTCAAACCAGAGACTAGAAAAAAAGTTGTTAAAATGGCGTCAGACGCTTGGGTTAGTAAGGTTAAATCTGTTTCTCCCGAAGAAAGAAAAAAATTATTATTTGCTTTCACATCTGCCGGGAATGAAAAGCTTAAACAATTGAGAGAAAAGCGGACACCCGAAGACTACCAGAGATTATACCCTTTGGCTAAAGGCAAAGCCAAATATAGTAATTGTGCATTTTGTGATAAACAAATTATTATATGGGTTGGAGGAAAGCCAAGACCTAAAATTAAATTTTGCTCTAAAGACTGTAATAATAATTATCGAAAAGTTCATCCTGACTATGTATTTAGTAGCACAGGCAAGTCATTCTATTCAAAAAAAATGAATTGTGATTTTTTTCTTAGATCGAGACTTGAATTATGGCTCTCCGAACTACTAGATGATTCCCCATATGTTAAATCTTGGTTTGCAACACCTTGTTGTATTGCTTATAATTATTGCGGCAAAAATAAAAAATATTTTCCGGATTTTTTAATTAATGAAAAATTTTTAGTAGAGTTAAAATCAGGATATGTTTATCAAATTGATGCCGAAAAATCTGAAGCAAAATTAAAGGCTGGTGAAAGTTATGCGATAGAAAATAATTTTCTTTTTCATTACTGGCAGTTCAATGATTGTAACATGAGTAGAAAAAAGTTTCGCAACGACAAAAGGGTTATTAATTTTTTTGAAAGTATAAAAAATGATTGATTATGATGAAATAATTTCTATAGAAAAAGTTGACGAAGATGAATGTTATGATATTTCTTTAATCATTGAAGATGATCTTTATATCGATGAGCCTAATTTTATTGCTCAAGATATTGTTGTTCATAACTGTAAAATGCATGAAAGATTCATAGAAAGAAAAAGAGGCAGAGAAGAATATAAATTACATCCTATTTTAAACGAAATATTAAAAGATACTTATGGGGTAATTGTATACCAAGAACAAGTAATGAAAATATTGAACATGGTTGGAAATATTCCAATGAGAGATGTTGAAGCTGTAAGAAAGGCTATTAGTAAGAAAAAAGTAGAACAGTTTATTAAATACAAAGAAACATTTATTAATAATGGAAAAAAGAACTTGGATTCTTCTGAAGAAGAATTAGAAAATTTATGGAAACTTATTGAAAGTTTTGCAGAATATGGCTTCAATAAAAGTCATGCAGTATGTTATACTCATATTAGTTCAAGACTTTTATATTTAAAGTCTCATTTTCCTCATGAGTTTTATACTGCAATTTTAACATGTGAAAATGATGCCGATAAAATTAAAGAATATAGAAAAGAAATAACTAAGCATAAAATAGATTTAAAGCCTGTTGATATTAATTTGTCTAAAGAAAACTTCAGCCTTATAGGAGATGATATTTATTTTGGTTTTTCTAATATAAAAGGAATAGGAGAGCCTATAGCAAAAGAAATAGTAAAGAGACAGCCATATAAAAACTTTGAAGATTTTGTTGAAAGATTCGGAACAGATTCTAGTGTATTAAAGCCATTACTTTCTCTTAGGTGCTTCTCCGATTCGGATCCTTACACTCTTTTTATGTTCTCTGAAAAATATAAAGATTATATAAAGAAAAATCAAGATAGAAAAAAAAGGTATGCAAATACAGCAAAAAAAAATAAAGAGATTCTTTATTCAATGATCAAGGAGGCAGAGAATACTGATTTTATTAAAAATAAAGTAGTTAGTGGGGAGATAGACTATATTGATTTAGATTCTTTGAAAATTGGCAGTAAATCATGTGATGATTGGAAAAAGAGATATTTAAAACTTATTATTAATAACAAAGATGCTTGGAAAAACATATGTAAAATGATTAACAAGATACAGACTGCCAAAAAAAGATATGAAGATAAAGAAGATTTGGAGAAACCTAGACTAGAAGGTTTTGTTATTGATGATTCTAAAATTGATAAAAACTTGAAAAAAGAATTTGATGATTTAGTAGCCTGTGAAAAGAAGTATTATGGATTTGCTTGGCACAGTAATGTAAAGGACAGTCCGGATTATAGGGGAGGATTAACCTTCGACACACTAGAGCCTGATTCTGGAGATACTCTTCCTGTGGAAATAGAGGTAATATCTTGTAGTAAAAAGAAAGGTAAAAAGGCAGAATACTATCAGGTAAAAGCAGAAGATTGTAATTGTGATGAAGGTCTTATAAATGTATGGAAAGATGATTATGCTAATTTTCAAAATGAATTAGTTCCTGGAAGTTTGCTTAGAGTAAGATTAAGTGCCCCAAGCAAAGGCTTCAAGACATACACAATAGCTAGCACTGGACCAAGAAATTTTTTCAAAAAAAGTACTGTTAATAAAGAAGACGACTACAGAATAGTAGTTCTTAGAAAAAAGGAAAAAGATGAGCAAAGAGTTGATAATTGATGAAAGTAATTTTTCAGAATACTTCAAAGATGTTTCTTTAAAATATAAACCTAGCAAAGATGAAGTAATTGCATGTTATACAACAAAAGCAAAATTCGGACCAGGAGATCTTAAAAAAGATGTAATAAATGCATTAGAAAACAATGCGTATTCAGCTCTTGCTATTATTCAAAAGATGGCAAAAGCCAGATGGATTGATTCGGTAAAAGTATTAAAAGAAATTTTGCATGATCGCCTTTCAGGTATGAGTGTTGATGAAGTTGAAAATAAAGAATACGAATACATAGCAGAATTTTTTTATTATACTAAAAAAGAATATATTCCAAAAGATGACCCTCATTGGTCAACTCTAAAAACATATAACTCTGAAGATCTTGTAGATAAAGAAAAAAACATTTTAATAAAATCTAAAATTATTGAAAATGTATAAATAAACTATATGTCAACTCCAACCCCAACTCCAACTCCAACTCCAACGCCAACGCCAATATTAGGAGTCGCACAGCCTGTTCCAAGTTCAAAGCCGGACTATTTAGACAGCCTACTTTCTTGTAATGATTATGTGATAAAGTTGTTTAAGAACAACTTGAATGAAAACAATTTGTCGTTTACCGAATGTACTTTTGATGGATATTCCTCTAAAGAACTGGATAAGAATAACTGGAGTGCAGCAACAGTAGAATCAGGGGATGTTGTTTCTTATTACGATGAAGTTCTGGTCTGGGGATGCAGCGATATTGTAGAAAGTACAATATATGGATATTATATTGTTAATAATTCTGATTCTGTAATATGGTATTATAAATTCCCAAATCCTGTATTAATTTCAAGTTTACAAGCGATTAGCTTAACATTAAGAATAGTTTTAGGTTGCTAAAATTAAAAACTTAAGTATATATAATTATTATGAGCAACAATAACATGGAAGATCAGTTCGATAAGTGGACACAACAATGGGATAAAGCATTAAAAGATGGTTTATTTCCAAAGTCTGACCTAAAACCCAAAGAAATAGAGGACGGAAAATCTAATTTCTTCGGACAGATTAATATCAAAGATTCAGAATTAGATCCAGAACAAGATGGTGTCTCTTATTGGAATGATATTGCAAATTATTCAGAAGCTCAACTATTAAATGAAAATAAAACATCTAAGGTAGCAAAAAGTAGCAACCCAGTAGATTATTCAAATTTGGGTAGAGATGCAAAAAATAAACCAACAGACGATTGGACTGAAGGTGAAAGTTTAGATAAACTTAATGAATTGAAGAAAAAACTATACGACTTAGAGGTTCAATTTTTATCTAAACATGCGATGGGTGTTAAAGAAAAAGAATTAGACTCTATTAAAAAAGAGATGGGAAAAGTAGCATCTATGATTGACAAAATTAGCGATCAGATAGGTGCACTAAGATTCACACCGGAACCTAAATGATATAAAATGCTTTTTATTAAAAACAAGCATATCAAAGAAAAAAAAATAGATAATTTTTGTTTTAATGTCTATAAATTTACAAAAAAGAAAAAACTAGATAAGATTTTAATTATTACTAATTTTTGTGAATTGGGAGTAGAAACTTTAGCTTGTAATTATTCTATACCACAATTATTAAATATTTTTAATGGATATTATATAATATTAGTTGGATGGACTGGAAGGGAATATTTTTATAGACATTTAGTTGATGAGTTTTGGGAATTAAAAGAAGATGATTATTGGTTAAAAGATTCTTGTAATGCTTTTTGGACTAGGTCTAAAAACATAGATTTATTAGAGAAAGAACTAAAAAAAATAGGCATACTTTTTAAAAGTCAATATCTTGGCAATTTTTTAATCACATATGTTTGTAAAAAATGTTTTCATTCGAGCTATGCTTTTTTTGATTTATGTCCAAGATGTGGTAATAAAAATATCTCCCCTCCTTTATTAGGAGATATACAAAATAAAAAATTTTCAAGAAGTATTCCAAAACCAAAAGAAGATTATTTAAATGAAATTAAAAAAATAGTTCCAAATAAAGCAGTTGCTGTTTTTGCAAGAAACAGAAAAACATATGGTAGAAATTTACCTAAAGATTTTTATTATAAATTAAATAAAATTTTGGTTTCTAATGATTTTACTCCTGTTTATCTTGGAGAAAATGTATCAAGTTTAAAAATGGAAAATTGTATTGATTTTTCTAACACTGCTATGGTAAAAAATTTAGAATTTACATTGGCTGTATTAAGTTGTGTAGAGTTTAGCATTCAACTCTGGACAGCATCGACAAGATTGAGTTCAATTGTAAAAACTCCTTTTATACTCGTAGAATCCGCAGATCAGTTGGCTCTTAGAGGACAAGAAGGAAGTAGAATAGCAGCTAGTTCTGATTTTAACAAAAAAAAGATAATAATATCTAATTATGTATCATTTTTAAATGATACAGAAAAAGGCTTGTTATCTATAGAAAAGTCTATACATGAAATAAAAAAAGATAATTGGGACTATGTTTTAGATTTAACTGAAGATAAAAATATGGTAAAACACGCTTTAGATAAAAAGGGATTGTTGAACTGGTGATTTATGAACACTATTAATTTCTTGAATGTTTCCTCAGAAAGAATAGGCTTTAAAAGAGAAGTTTTTTTTGATTCAAAAGTTCCAACAGACTTAGACAATCTTCTTTTTATACCTATATTTTGTGATTTTAAACATTCTTTTATTTTTTCATCAATACTATTTGATCACTATAAAAATAAAACAAAAAATTCAAAATATATTATAGTCTGTTCCTACCCAGGATTCTCACACTTGTTTAAAGAGGCAGACGAGTATTGGAGTTTATCTGATTTCAAATTTTTTAAAAATATTTATGAAAATTCAAATGAATTTGAAAATAAATCAAAAACATATTTAGAATTATTAAGAAGCTTCAATGAAAATTATAGAAACGTAATTAATTCGAGCACTTTTAATTTGTATTATAAAAATGGTTTTAAAGAAAAATTTTGGAAAGAATACGAAGATATTATATTAAACTTTCCTATGATTCCAAGTTCTGCAATCTTAGGAAAAGACACCCTCAGGTCAATAAATGAAAATTCTGGGTATAAGGTTTTTCTTCATCCTTCTATTTATTTGAACTCTTGGGCGGATGGAAGAAATATAAAAGTTAGATCTAATAAGGATTTTTATATAGAATTAATAAAATATTTGAAGAGTGAAAATATTTTTCCTGTTATATGGAATCACCCAACAGGGTTTGATTTAACAAATGAATTTACAAATAAAACAGATTGTATATTTGTAAATGAATATGATATATCTAAAGTTTTATCTTCTATAAGACTAACGGGATGCACCCTAGACTTGTTTAATGATTTATCTTGGCTATCAAAATTATCAAGAACACCATCTTTGATTTTTGATGAGAGAACAAGATACTTTAATACAAAGGAAAATGAATTATACAACTACACAGCAATAGAAACACCGAATAAAATTCAATTCTACTTCACAAACAGTATAGTTAATGGAAATTTGAGTTCTTGGAAAAATGACATTTTTGTTAATATTAAAAATAATTTAATGAATTTTTTACCGTACTTAGACAGAGATACTTGGAACACAACATCTGAGTTTAATAAAAAAGTAATTATAGAAGATGTTAGAAAAATCAAAAATAAAAAATTTGGAACAAGATTTATAAAAATTCCAAAAGAATGAAACTCTATTATTAGAAGGAGACTTTAAATGAAAATTAGAATATTAAAAGAAGATGGTCATCACAATCTTTCTCAAAGAGAAAAGGAAGATTTGTTCAAAAGAGGTTTGAATATTTTTAAGAAAGTAATATCAGATAGCGGAGTTCTTCAGGAAGTTAAAAAAAGAGAATTTTATGAAAGTCCTGGAGAAAAAAGAAGAAGAAAGAAAAAAGAGATGAATTTAATAAGAAAGAAAAATTCAAAACCTGAAAATTTTTGATTGACAAATTCTTACGCCTTGATAAAATTCGCTTCATCAAATAAGACTATTAAAAATGTTAACAAAAAAACAAATAGATGAAGTTTGTTTGGCTGGACACAACTCAAAAACATGCAGATATTTGGGCGAGAACAATAATAATTATTATTGTTTAAAAAAAACTTTAAAAAAACAATTAATAGACCAAGAAGTTAAAGATTTTTTTCATTTTTGTGAAAAAAATAAAATAGAACCGGATAGGTTGTGTCTTCCAACTGCAGATAACTGTGAAGGCTTTTATCTGAGATAGAGTCGAGTGACCCCAGGAGGTGAGGCTCAAAATGAAAATGTCCAAAGAAGATTTAGAAGAAGTCAGCAAGAGAGCTGGATTACCCACAGAAGAAGTAGAATCAATCTTCAAAGAAGTTAAGCCAGAAATGGAAATAGTTAATGAACCTGGATTAACGTCTCTACTAAAAAAAGAATTGCAAAGAAGAAATAAACCCTCAGAATAAATTCCAGACGCCGCCTATTTTAACATCTTAATAAGTTTTCTTGCTTGAGCAGGCTCGACAGAATCTATTACTTTGTTTGTTAGATTTTCATCATTAATCTCAGCAATTTTGTTTGTAACTGTTTTAAGAAGTTTTTCGTTCTCTCTATTTTTGTAATAGAAAATAAAAACAAGAGCAACACAACTAAACACAAGAAAAAGAGCCCCGTCTCCTTGTAGAATTTGAATTCCTGAATTTTCATTCCTAGAGATAGCAGAATTTATGTTAATCAAACCTTCTTGGACTTCTCTTAATCTGCTTCCTATAATGTCGACTTCTTGTCTCATTTTTCCTAATTCCAACAAAAACCCTTGTTGATTATTCTGAACATCTCCGTTAGGATTATTTATATTCTGTTTGTTTCGTGGACTTAGATTTCCACCACAACCAGAAAATAAAGTTAAAAACAAAAAAACCAAAAAGAATTTTTTAAACATACAGTTATGTATTAAGGAGCATTTCAAAAATGAAAAAACAAATTATGGAAAAATACGAAGATGATTATTATGATGATTTTGATGATTTTGATGAAATAGAAGACGAACCAGAAGAACTAATAGCAATTAATTTGCTAAAAAATATAGAAATATCATCTATTGATGATTTTAGAAAAGATGCTATGGGACTGGCAGAATACTATATAAAATTATTTTTTGAAGAAAAATCTGCACATCCTAATACAAATATAGATAAATCTAGTTTATTTAATAAAGATAAAATTTATACAGTTGTAAATACTAATATAATATTAGGTGTTCAAAAAGCATATGAAGCTCTTGAAAAATGCATTGTTATAACTCAAGAAGATATAAATAAAGCAAAAAAAGACGGAGATGTAACAAAAGAGATTAAAATGGTTAATGAAACATTAAAAAGTTTATACAAAGCTGGGGTTCCACAACAGTTTGCAGGCGGAATGATGATTTTGTGTTTAGAGTTTTGTGAGGGAATTTATTTTGGATCATGATTGTTTGTTTATAGGAATGAGATTTTTATTCTTAGAAATACCTAAAGATAAAAAGTTTCTTTTAAAATACTTTAAAGGAAAAATTCAAAGGTGTTTTTTAAGATATTTTATATTTTTTGGTGAATATAAAAATTTTGTAGACCACACAGGTTTGTGTTGTCAAAACAGGTGGCTCAAGCAACTTGAAAAAAAATATAAAGATTTGATATTCCTACATTCTCTTTATAAGAAAAATATAAATTTAGAAATGCTTGCCGAACTAGAATCTGGTAAGATTAAAATATCTGGAGATATTAGAAAAATAAATGTTAATAGATAATAATATATATTATTATGGCAAACTGCAAAAAATATGAATATGATTTCATTATAAAAAGAAATAGCACACAACCCTCTGTTAGGCTTAAAATATATGATTGTGATATGAGCCCAATAGACTTAACAGGTAAAGAAATAACAGCCAGTATGTGGGCGGACGCAAAGCTTAAAAAAGATATAGACGATAGTGAGTTTGAAATACTTCTAGCAGATAACGTAGGTCTTAGCTCCGTTGTTCCAGATGATATTATTCTGTTTAAAAATAGCACCAATCATGAATTAATGCAGGTTTCCACAATAATAAACAACAGCATTATGGTAACTAGAGGTTATTTCAGCACTACGCCGGCTAGTTGGAAAAAAGGAACTAATATAAAAATTATAAAAATAATGAACTCTAGTGCGACTTACGACTTAGTTCGTGAAGATGTTATAAAGCTAAATGGAACGGTCGAACAAAACGTTTTAGTAGAAAGCTATTTGGTTTACAATTGGTTCTTGGATGACACACGGGTTCCAGGAGAGTATTATCTTGAATTTAAAGTTATAGAAAAAAACGAAGATGATGAGATCATCTCTAGTAGAAAATATCCTGAAGAGAAAGAAGGAATATTTATCAATATTTTGGATAACAACCTTGAAACTTACTAGCTTTTACTCTATAATAATTTTAACAACACACTTTTATTATTATAAATGAGTTACAAGTACAGAAATAAATTTGGGTTTTCTTCCAACAAACCTCTTCCTAAGCATAGAATCAATTATGCTATTAAAATCAGCCCTATAAGGGTAATTTTTGAGGGACAGCAACTTGGAGTTATGAGCCTTGATTCTGCTGTTCGTGTTGCTCAAGAAAAAAGCTTAGATTTAGTTGAAATTGTACCTAATGCAAAACCCCCTGTCTGCCATATTCTAGACTATCAAAAGTACTCATATCAAGAAAAAATAAAAGAAAAAGATAAGAAAAAAAATTCAAAAGCACTAGAATCAAAAGAAATAAGATTTAAATCATGCATAGAAGAACACGATTTAAACACAAAAATAAATCATGCTAAAGAATTTTTAAAAAATGGTAAAAAACTACAAATAACTTTAAAATTTAAATCAAATAGAGAATTATCAAATAAAGAAAAAGGATTTGAGTTGATGAACAAGTTTATAGATAAACTTGGAGAAGATATTTTTTTAATTGAGAAAAAACCATTTATTACCTCAAATCAAATAATTTGTAAACTTTGTCCTAAAAACTAAACATTCTACTATAATATTATTAAGGAGAAAAAATGAAAGACTTATTAGATAAAAAATTAGTTTGGGTTATATTGATTCTTAGTTTTTTGATATTTTTTACATTGATGTTTTCAAATAAGATTATAAATCTTGCAATTCAAAATCATTACGACAACATAGCAGATGCTATGATCAAAAAACTACAAAAGGAATACTCACCAAGCCCATACGGACCAGGCATAGATCCAGATAAAGTTGACATAGATGCTATGTTAATGCCCAAAACAGATGAATGGGAAGCAGTCTGGGGAGAATATAGAGCTAAGTGATTTAAATAAATTTCCAGGCTTTTTTGAGCTTTAAATTCAGACGCTTTTGAAAGTATTAATAGTTTACAATCACACAAGAGTGGGGGAATGGTAGACCCAGAAGATTGTTAATCTTCCGCCAAAAGCAACTATAGGTTCGAGTCCTATCTCTTGTGCTTAGTTTTTTATTTTTTTGGTTATTGAGCATTTTATACCTTGGTAATTTGGCTGATCAATACCAAACAGTGCTCCATAATTTATTTTTTAATTATATTTATAATCCAATTCCTGTGTATTGAGACTCTTGTGTGTCCACATTCATCACCATAGCTAGAGTTTGGGTTTTTATCTGCAGCCATTACACAAGAATTTATACCAGCAAGCTTTCTGTCTATAAATAGTCCTCCTCCGCTATCACCATGAGATATTGAAAATTCTAATTCTGTTTTATTTTTTATTCCTGGAGTACATATTAGTAGGTGTTTTTCTATATTATCTATTTGATTAGATCCTGCCCTTCTAATTCCATCATCAATTCTTTCTTTTGAAGAAAATGTTCCGGTAACACCAAATCCAGATATGCTGCAAACTTTTCCAACTTCATCTTCTTTTTCATATAATTCTGGATAAAAGTTTAAATCTAAACCTTCATTTAGTTTGCATAAAGCTATATCAGACAGTCCTATTTTTTTTTCATCATATTCATCTGGAATAAATATTTCATCTATAGCTATTTCTTTGTTGTCTAAAATAATTTTTGCATTAATTGAATCTTTAACAAGATGTGCCGCTGTTAGCACCCAATATGGATCTATCGCCACAGCAGAGCCGTATGCTTTTTTATCTTCTTTTGTTATAGTTGTAATTTTAATTACACATTTATGTTTTTTTCCATACTCAAGATATTTAGAATCTGGGGTGTTTGGATCTCTTGTTCCTCCAAAAGTAGCTGTAGTATTAAGTAATACTATAAATATCAATAAAAATATTTTCATATAAATTTTACCCTTGATATCTGAAAGGGTCCCTTTCCTTGATCTAATGGATGCTTTTGTAAATAGATTTTAACTTTTGATCCAATTTCTAATCTTCCTGTTTTTTTATATCTTCTGTACTCTGAAGGAGATAGAAATACTTCTGTTCCTTCAACTGTTGAGTCATCAATCTTTATTGATATAGGATTTTTGTTCCTTTCTATTTTTTTTATTACTCCTTCTTTTTCTATTTCTGGTAAGTTTAAAAAATTTTTAAAATTCATATTGATATTACTTTAATAGCTATATGGAAATGTCCGTTAAATATTTAGTACCATTACTTGTTGTTTTTAATAATAAAAATTATTTTTGTATGGTGGACTACGGGTCAGGTAATCTATATTTTTTAAATGAGCCCGACGATGCAGAGTTAAAAATAAAGTTGGAAAAAGAAATATTAAGAAAAGTTGACACCTCAGCAGTTAAAGATTTTCAAGGAGATGTAACTATAAACAGTAGTGTTTCTTCTATACTTAGAGATATTAATAATAATAATTTTATTAAAAAATATAATAAATTTGATGTAAATAAAGATGAAGAAAAGGAATCAACAAATAATGAATGAAGCTCAAAATTTGAATATGAGTTTATCTTATGGACAACAAAATGCATCAAGAAATAGTTTTAGGAAAATAACATTAAAAAATGTTTTTGAAGCAATTGACAAGAAAACAATATCTGATGATTTAAAAAATAAAATTAAAGAAAAAGCTAAAAACTATCCACATCAAGCTTTAAATATGTTTTTGATTAACTTAGATAAAACTATAACCAAAGAGAATAAAAAAGATATTGCTCTAAACAAAAAAGACGAATTGGAGTTCCCAGAATGAAAGCTTATATTATTGTTAATGTTGCAAGACAAATTAATGGAGAATTTATATTTGTTAGAATGGAAAAAGCTTTTAAAGATGATACTGTTGCGAAAAATTATTTAAATTCTGTTGAAAGCAACTACAAAGACCTAGTTCAAAATTCAAATGGATTTTCTGTAGAGTGTATGTGTTCAAGAGGTTTTTTTGAAGTTGAAGTTGAAGAATAATTTGCTATAATAAATATTATGAATAAAACACACAACCCATTAGAGGGCGGGAAAAAACCTGAACTCTCAATACCACTACATGATGTAGTAGAAGATCAGATAAGCATTATCGTTGTTCACAAAGACAAACCAGAATTTTTAAATATATGCTTACAGAGTATAGCTGTAACTAGTTTTAATAATAATTATGAAATAGTAGTTGTAGACAACGGTAGCGGAGAAGACTCTCAAGCTTTTTTAGATGATATAAAAGATGAAGTTAAATTGGTTCGCCTTCAGAAAAACGAATATTGGTCTTCGGCAGCCAATAAAGGTGTAAAAGCTGCTGACAAAAATTCAAAATATTTTATTTTTATGCATTGTGATGTGGCGATACTTAATCCAGCATGGCTAGATTTACTTGTGAATGTTGCAAACAACAATAAATCGGGAATGGTTGGAGTTGACTTCGCCAGCTATGAAATGGGCGGACAGAAAGTTGAGTTTTTACAAGAATATCTTTGTTTAATTACAAGAGATTGTTGGGATGATTGTGGTCCATGGAATGAAACCTTGCCTCAAGTAGGAATGAGTTTTTATATGACTCTTAAAACTCAAAGCAAAGGATATAACCCTCAAGTTATGAAAAATCCTATATGCCACCATTATCAGATATTTAGTTTAGATATAAATGAATATGAAAAACTTACAGAAGATGCTGTTGCCGTCCTTCCAAAACTACTAACCGAGATACAGGCTAGACCTATTAAATAGTTTTAATAAAGTTTTGCCAATCTTTATTAACATATGTGTTTGGAGCGTGCTTGCAATAAGTTGAGGCATAAGCCATACAAAATATTTCTTCTTGTGATTGTTTTAGAGAATCTTTAGAGTTTGTTTTTTCTCTTTGATTTTTAATTGTATTTTTTAATAATTTTTTCCATTTATTTTTATTTTTTAAGCTCATCTTTTCATAGACTACATGCCCAAGCTCATGTAATGTAACAAATTCTTTACTGTAGTGCCAAGGACTTGATATTTGAATTTTTTTTCCACACTTAAGCCCTACATTTTCTTTGTCTAAAGTTGTGCCATTTTTATATTTTATTTCAAAGTTATGAATTAATTCTCTATGTTTTTTTGGAACTTTATCTAAAGTTTTTATTAATCCATCTTTTTCTTCATTTTCAAAAAAGTTTTTGAAATTAAATTTTATATCCATAATGAATATATATTATATTCAATAACTAAAATAAGGGAATTATTTGAGAAAAAAAAATAACAACAAGATTGCCGGTCGAAAAAATAAAACGCTAGATGCAACCAAACCCTTAAACACACCTCTACATTACAGAAATCCTCTTAAGCCTAAAACTATAAATCAGAGAGATTACATTAGAACGATCGCAGAAAATACTATAACTTTTTGTGAAGGAAATCCAGGGGCAGGAAAGACTCACATTGCGGTTGGTATGGCGATACAATATCTACTAGATGAAAAAGTTAAGAAAATAGTAATAACTAGACCTATTGTTGAAGCAGGAGAAAAAATAGGATTTCTTCCTGGAGATAAAGAAGAAAAACTACATCCATATCTTTTGCCAATTCTAGATGAAGTTGCTCATTTCATATCCATGTCTCAATATAGCCTGTTAAAGGCAGAAAATAAGATAGAAATATGTCCTCTTGGATTGATGAGAGGTCGAAGTTTTCATAATGCGTTTATTGTTGCCGATGAATGTCAAAATTCTACATACGAACAATTAAAAATGTTGCTTACAAGGGTTGGAAATAACAGCAAAATGGTTTTGACTGGAGATTTAAACCAATCTGATCTTCCAAGGTATAATCAAGGTGGATTTTACAATATGATTGAAGCCCTAGACGGTGTGGAAGGAATAGGTTCATCAAAACTAACGTCTGAAGACATAATAAGAAATCCTATTATTTGTAAAATAATAAGCAGACTAGATTCTTTTGAATATAATCAAGCAAAAAAATAGACTTTATTTTCTTACTAAAGTTCTATAGATAGATCAGTATGAGCAATTTGCTTATTAAAAAAGAATTTAAATATAAATACAATGTTAGTTTCTATAAAGAATTTTTATGGAAAACAGGAAATTTATCATCATATTGGTATCAAGTTGTTGGTTGTTGTAAAAATGTCGGATCTTCGCCCCAAACACCAGTAGATGAAACAAGTGAATACGACACAAGCCTAACAACAATATTGGACCCAGACTTAGAATTTTATTTTGTAGAAACATACGGACTCAACGTAACGAGCTTTAATTTTCCTTGTACTTTAAAATTTAATTATATCAATGATTTAAATGTTGAGCTAACAATGTATATCTACATAGACTCAATACAAATAGGTATTTTTAATGCGGCACCAAGCTACTCAGGCAAGGGCTTCATCCTCATATATCAGGGATCAAGGTATTCTGGAGTTTTTAGTGATGGAAATGTTTACCTAACACTAGCTCCAGATCCTATACCAACAGAATCAACACCAAGTGATTGTCGTCCATTTAAAACAGATGACAATACCTGTAATTATAAAAAGTCTTTTTTTGTTCAAACTATTTTAGCATCCTCCACAGAAGATGTTTGCCAACAATTACTAGATAATAATTGGAATTGGGAGTTATGTAGCGTCAAGAGGTGGTCCAAACCTGCAGAGAATTTATATGTAGATTCGGTGAACAGTGAGTGTAATTTTTTACAAGAAGTTCCATTCATCGATCTTCCTGAATGCCTAGCTTTAGGTGTTTCTCAGGAAATAAATATGAAAATAAAATTAAAAATGTA